TGCCGCGGCGCGACCGATTGTAACAGGCCCCTAGGGGGCCGTTACGGTTACATGCGCCCCGTTACACGTCGTTACTCTTCTTTCAGCTCCATAATGCGAAGTTCAATCTGGGAGATGAGCCGTTGCATCTCGTCACTGAACCCGAGGTTGTTACAAATGAAGGAGGTAACAGCTTCCAGTTCCATGATGTCGCATTCTCGTTGCTCAGTCATTGCAGTGCTCCAGTTGTTTAGTCAGTATAGATATTGTAGGCCTTCAAGACTGTCTTGTACATAGGAAGAGTGCAAAAGAGTGTAACAGGCCTATGCTTACATTTCGTTACATGTTAGGCGCTTTAAGAGAAGGGGTTTCCCCCTTCTCCTTTTTCATTCTTGGCCTTCGGTCGGAGCTGCCTTCTTAGCGCGCTGGCGAATGGCCGGCATCTTCAGACCGACGTAGCCATGAGCCTCGATGCGGATCTTACCAGCGTACCAGCGCAAGCAGTTCACAGAGGTCTTGGCTTCGGGGAACTTGACCAGGATGTGCTCCAGGACAGTCTCGTAAGGCATGCCCACATCACGACCATCCTGCTGGTCTACCACCTCGCACAGGAGAGCGCAGGCGTAGTCCTTAACAGTCTCGCCACGCTCTTTCTTAGGCTTGGCTGGTTGAGCCACGGGCACGACCACGGAGGCTTCTGGGAGCTTCTGGATCGCCGCTGCGGTTGCCGGTGCTTCTTCCTTTGCCACTTCATCGTCTTCCGGTTTCGGGGCTTCCTGCTTCTCCAGGGCCAGCTTCATGCGCAGGTCGCTGAGCATGTCCTGCAGCTTGCCAGCGCCGACCTTCTTGGGGTTGGCCAGTCGCTTCATGCCCAGGTTGTCGCGGGCTTCTTGAACTTGATTGATGAGGGTTTCGATCGACATGAGATTCTCCAGTTGTTGTCTGTCTGTGTTGCCAGACAGTAAAGATATTATAGGACCGAAAATCGAGGAATGGAGCGGGCCAAAGTGTAAAAGAGTACTACGGATTTCCAGCGCGCGATTTTAACGCAGGTTTTCTGGAAAGTAAGCGCCGGACATGTAACTGAATGCTACTGGAGAAAGGCCAATATTATAGCGCAGTTTGGCCCGTACGTGTTGTTACACGTGTGACGCTTGAAGTTACGTTTGAGCTCAAGTTCTAGGCTATAATCTTTACATACCAACTCACAACGAGAGGACATCATGTCGACCTACACGAAAATGCGCCTGTGCAATGCCTACTCCAACATGCCCAAACTGGTCAAGGATGTGTGGATAGAATATCAAGAGGTGCGAGCCCAGTTGATGACCACTAAGACTGTTCTCCAGCGCATGCCCGAGGACAAGGTCAAAATGGTCTGGGACGCGAAGGAGCAGAGGCATCGCCCCTCTCCTCTGCCCACACTGAAGGACGAGGCTCGGGCCAAGCACACGAGGCTGACGCGCCGTCTGACAGAACTGGCGCAGTACCTCTATGACTTCAAGTACATCGCCCCAGACTTCAATCGGGCCGCGCTTGAGATTGGCCGAGGCTAACACAAAGGGGCTCCAATTGGAGCCTCTTTTTGCGCAACAATTGTAACTGAATGTGAACCGTGTAACCAGGTGTAACCGTTACATCTGGTTGCGTTGCAATTGGCTACATGTACATTTGGTTACATGTTCCCCCACCCACCTCCGAAAAGTGGACCAGTTTTGGGCCAGACCGGACCAGGCCCCAGAAAAGGCGGCGGCGGCGGCGGCGGCGGCGGCGGCGGCGGCGGCGGCGGCGGCGGCGGCGGCGGCGGCGGCGGCGGCGGCGGCGGCGGTGGCGGCGGCGGCGGCGGTGGCGGCGGTCGTAGACGCGATCGGAGGCTTACTACTGATACGCTATCGTCGACGACTCGAAAGCTCGAAGACGATAGCGTATTGCGACGACAGACACTATGATTAACGAAGTCGACAGTGTTCGTCGTAGTCAACCATCTCGTATCGCTTCCAGACACCCCAGCCAGGCAGATCCACCGGCACGCCTTTCGGCACCCAAATGCGGCTCAGCATCGGCATTATGAGCGGCAAGCTCTCTGGGAATATGACTGCACACGATTCAGGCCAGAGGTGCTCGGTGAACACGGTATTGATACCTTGGCGCATCTTAGTCTCGTAGTTCCGAATCTCAGCCGGTATCTTCATGTCGATGTTGATCTTGAACCAAAGCTGCTCATGGTTTCTACGCCGTATAGCAGTGGACATGAGGGACTGCAAGTTCTCGAGCGCCTGTGGCGCCTGTAGCCGCTTGCCAAGGTCCGAGGGGTGCCGTAGGTCCGTCATAGTCCTTGGGGTGTACCTGGGTCGTGTGACATAGAATGGTCCGTCTAGGTGGAACTGGGTTGCGGTTAACAAACCTCTGAGGAGCGGTGCTGCCCTGCTCGGAGGCTTAGGAAGATGTATGGCCAAGGCCTTCATGAGCCACGCCCTCTCGGCAAATTTTAGCAGATAGCATAGCGGATAGTTCTAGCGGATATTTTTAAAGTGTTGATTTTATTGCTTTTTTTCTTAAATTTATCTACTATATCTACTATATCTACTATAAAGTGAGTTAAGTCGAAGAATTTTAAAAAGTCCCAGTTTGGGACATTGTCCATGTTCATGCTGCATGAAGTGCGCATTTATGTGCATGTACATGTCATTTTATTTTCGGATGACGTCGTATTTTTATAAAACGAACAGAAAGTGTAGCGGCTAAGTGTCTGCAGTTAAAAAACCGACTACCTGGGCTAACTGGTTTACAGCTAAAATGCTCAGGTAGTCGGTATAACTACTATACTTTAAGCCATGAAGCTAGCATAGATGCCGAGACCTCATACCCATAAGCTTGCTTGGACGAGGTGTGCTCAATCTCGTCCCTTAGCTCCTTAGGAACAGTCAGCTTGAGTAACTTGGTGCCCCAAGATTCTTGAGCCAATTTACCCAACTTCCTCTTAACCACGTGGTACGGATCCGCGTTCCTATGAGGCTTGGGAGCATAGTCCGAGGTCATGATCGCAGTACGAAGCCACTGAGACCATACTACCACAGTTTCCTCTCCAAGGTCCAAAGCTGAAGACGCGAGGGTGGCTAGATCCACGTCACAAAGCATGCCAGAGTCACGCACTTCATTCCACCAAGAGTCCAAATCAGAGCGAGAATAATCAGCTTGCTCAGCCATGGCATCAGTTTGAGGAACGTTCTTAGCAGGACGCCACCCAGAAAGTGTCAATGCCTTACCGCGAGCCAACATCCAGGCAAAAAGGTCCGCAAGCTTGCGCCGGGCCACTTCAGCTCCGCCGTGGTCTCCCAGGTAATCCCGATGGAAGGCGTCCCAAAAGTCATAGTTCCTCTGGTACGTCGGCTGCACATCAAAGATGGCAAAACGCCGCTCATCCTCAGATACCGGAGCCACCCAATCTTCGTTAGAAGACATGATTACATGGAGACAATTGCGGGTACGCAGCGGTTGGAATCCCTTGTCCGTAGTGGTGATGATCGGCTCGGTCAGGATGTTCTTGAACTTGCGCTCGGCAGTCTTCGAACCAGCCCAAAGAGCTTCGTCGAGGAACAAGAAGGCGCAGCTCTTCAAGTTGCCGTTGAAGTTGCCAATAACGTGATCCATATCGGCAGTAGACCAGAACGAGTCACCGACGATCTTGCCAATCACCTGAGCAATGGAACCCTTGCCGATACCCTTACCGCCACGGAACACGAGAGCGACTTCAGCAGGCCGAGCAGGGTTAGCGATCGACCAGCACAACCAGTCATAAATGTACTGGGTATATTCGCCGTTGCCAGACCCGAACGCGTTGTGCACAAGCTCGTGGAACTGCGAGCAGCTTTCGGGAGGGATCGGCCGGTTCAATTCATCAGCTGACAGATTCGAAAGCGATGCGTCCGCGCCCCATGAGGTCCAGAGATTCAGAACGCCGTCCGCGTGGCTCTTTGGGTTGAGGCCGCGACCGCCAGGAACACCAGGAAAGAAGTCAACAGAGTGGTACTTCCGGCGGCCTGGCCATTCCAGCCATTCGTCAGAAGCAGGCACGATCTTGACGGTATTGCCCATTACGGCTTCCATCTTGATGTCGGCTTTCCACACTCGGAAGTCATTGACCTTCATGAACTCCCAGACTTCGTTGCCGAAGGCATTCATCTTGCGAGAACCCACGACGACCTTACCGGCGAGATTAACCACCGCGTATTCGTCATTGAAGAACTGCAGAGGGCCTTTCAGGTTGTCGGCGTCGAGGATATCAACGTCAGCGTCATCTTCTGGGAAGTCCGGCTCATCGTCCAGGTCCACGACATCACGCTTGACCGTGGCGACGGGCTGCGAAAGCTTAGGACCGAGGTCAATATTGCCTTCTGCGTCCCGAATAGCCACGCGCGTCGCAGCACCCATACGCCGCATGCTCGGAGTGTCAAAATCCATCTGAGCCACGACATTGGCACGACCGCGATCGGCATTGAGGGTTTCGAGATAGCGCCGGGTAATGCCACCTTCCTTGACACGGAAAGTCTTCCAGCGACGTTCGAGCTCACCACGAGCGACGTGATACTTGGTATCAGGGTCAGAGTGGGACCATTCCAGGAAGACGTCCATGGCCAGACCATTGGAAGCTTCATGGCATGCGCACATAACCTTGTACCAGGGCTCGTGCTCACGGAACTCGGTGACGTCGAGGCCCTCCAGCATACGCCGGAGCTCTGCGTCAGTCCAAAACTGGGTATTGACGCCACGACTGTCATTCTCACGGCCAGCACTGCCAAAGAAGTCACGCAGCGAGGTGAGGTACTTCCAGAGACGGCCACCCGCCACCTGGTCGATACGGGGAATGGTGACGCTCTCAAAGGTCTGAGTGGTTTCATCCCATTCGTACATACCGCCAGCAGCGTTCATCGAACCAGCGGCGACGACCTGATAGCCGTTGCTGCGGAAGTCGATACCAGGCAGTTCGGGAACCTTGCCTCCGGTCTTATCGACACCAGGCGGCAAAGCGAAGAAGTAATGGAAGCCACCCGAACCGGTCTTAACCCAAGAACCTTGAGTCAGGTCGGACAGTTCCATATCAGCTTGATTGAGAAGCTTCTGCAGCGATTCCAAGCCCTTTTGACCGGGCTTCACGTCAACGTCAATGACAAGGTAGCCGAGCGGCACACGGGCGCCGATGGCTTTGTTATTGACGAACGAGGTCTTGATATCCTCCAAGCGATAGTTGGTGGCTCGCCACGCCTTGTCCCGCGGGCGTTTGCGATAATGCGGATCGGCTGGGCTGCTGTTGAGCGGTATAAGAGAGAAGCCAGCCTCTGTTAGCCAGAGAGCCTCTTTCATTACTGCTCCTTATTCTTTACGTACGCGCGCAACGCGTCATTCACAAAGCCGCTGATACCGCCGGGATAAGTCTTCTTGATTTCTCCCTGCAGAGTGGGGATGAGGGTTTCGGACACATGGACAGATACCATGCGAGTGGGGATCTTTCCGGGCTTACGAGGCACGGAATTGTCAAGAGTCGCCATTCTAGTTCCTTTGTAGGTTGTCGACGAAAAGCCTATTTTAACTGAGTCTTTCAGTATGAAGTCATGCAATTAAAAGCTGGCGTCGAACCACGCTCGAACGGTGCTATGATCTAGTCTGCTTTACCACTTTCCTTTTACCCAACTGGAGTACTTTCATGTCCCTGGAACAACAACTCACCGAATCCTCGCAGTCCACGCTGATGCTGACCAAGTCTGTCGATTTGCTCGCAGCCATCCTGGGCGACGTCATCGGCAGCGTCGACGCACTGACCGCGGCCCTCAAGGCCAACGGCATCGCGGTTCCGGCCACGACCAAGCAAGAAGCTGCGACCACGACCAAGCAAGAAGTCAAGGCCAACAAGCCCGAAACCAAGAAGGAAGAAGCCAAGCCGGCGCCCTTCGAGAAGGAAGACTTCACCAAGCGCATGGGCGAAATCGTCGAACTGGTCAATGCCAACAACGGTGACGGACGTGCTGCGGCGCAAGCTGTGCTGGCACTGACCGGCAGCGACAAGGTCGGCATGACCCTGGCGATGGACGCAGAAACGCAAGCCAAGGCCATCAACAACCTGGACGACGCCCTGAAGCTGCTCAAGGCCGGCGACGAGACCGTGCAGGTCAGCGGTGAAGTCATGGAGCTGCTGACCAGCATGCTCAAGGATGACACCGACAATGGTGACGACGACTTCGGCAGCCCGGAAGACTCTGGCAGCTCGGAAGACGCGGGCAGCGGCGACCTCCCCGACTACTACGACGACGACACCAAGATCGACATCACCCAGGTGCAACTGGCCATGCGCGCTCACGCTGGCAAGTTCGGCAAGGACAGCGCCATCTCGATCCTGAAAGCCGGCGGTTCCCCGTCCGGCGCCGCGAAGGACCTGCCCGAGCTGCGCCGCAAGTCCGTCGTCGACATGCTGATGAAGGGCTGCTAAGCTCAAACTGCAGGTAGCCATAGAGCCAGATTAGAGTAATATCTAATCTGGCTTTTTCAATTAACCAAGGAGCAGAAATGAGCAAGCATAGCAAGTGGGGAAAGGATCCGCGGACTGTCAAAGAGCTGCAAGACCTGGTGGCCCTCAATATCGATCGCGCAGGCGCAATTTGGACCGTATGCGAAGAGAACGATATGACACGAGGCTGGAAGCATGGCCTGAGCATTGGCTCTCTCGCGCTGATCCACGGCCGATCGACTGGCGCCATCTTGGCGCGTCTGAAGAACCTCAATCTCGTGGACAAACTGCAGTACGAGGAGCGCAGCATCTTCCCCGACTTCACGATCGAGGTCTGCGGCAGCCATAGCGCAATTAATGACGTGATACAACGGTCCCCATTGTCCACGGTCGAATTTATGACGCCTGATAGTATAAGGCTCAAACTGAATGATAAGTGGAAGTGGCCGCAAGCTAGCGCGTATATGGGCTATAAGCCCTATGCTACGGTCTCTGGTGAAAACTGCGGCATTTCCCCGCTGGAATTCTACTACCCGCAAGCACTGTCGCTGTCGGCCCAACAGACCTACATGCGCCAAGGCAAGATGGAGCATAGCGGGTATATTCCCACGTTCAACGTCAGTATTGCACGCAAGTGGGTTGAAAACCGTGACCTGGAACGGGCAAAGGAACTCGCTGGTGATGCTAGCCAGCTGGATGCGTGCTATACCATCAAGACTCGAGTAGAAAGCTTGCAGGGGCTGGAATGGCCGGCTCTTATCTACCGTGACGCTGAAGGTAATATCACGGCCACCGAGCAAGTCGACAAGCCTATTGACCGATCCAAGAAGACCAAAGACGTTATGGTCTACATCGGTAGTAACGTGCGTCAGTATGACAGCGGGGGTAATCTGCGCGTAGCCATGGGTGACCTGGACCACGCGTTTGATGCCAGCTTCGCACAGGCCATGCTGAAGGACGAAGCGTTCCTCAAAGCAGCAAAGAACGCAGGGTTTCACATCGAGGCCCAGGCAGTAAAATCTTCTCAATGCGTTGACAAACACGCAGACACTCAAATCAGCCAGGAGCAAGAAATGCAAGAAAAAATCCAAAACGCCATCAACCTGCTGGAAGAAGGCGTCGTCTACCCGGTCTGCCGCTTCATGACGGACGGCGTGCTCTCGGGCAAGCAGTACACGTACAAGCACCGTGGTGACCTCGAAGTCAATGACGTCGCTGTCGTCATCACCCCGGCGGGCCATCCGGCTCTGGTCGTGGTCGAAGACTTCGCCCACGTCACCGACCTGCAGAAGGGCATCAAGTACAAGTGGCTGGCCCAAGTGTTCGACCGCTCGAACTACGACGCCCTGGTCGCCCGCGAAGACGAAGCGCGTGAAAACCTCCGCAAGTCCATCACCGAAAAGTCGCGCCAGGAACAACTGGCCGCGCTGCTGGGCGATCTGGGCGAATCGGACGAGGTCAAGACGGCTCGCAACATGCTGTCCAGCAAGTCCAACGAGCAAGTCATCGCCGAGCACATCGAAGGCCTGGCACAGAAGTCCCGTGAGCGCATGGCCAAGATGGTCAAGGAGCACCCGGAGCTGAAGGAAGTCATGGAAAAGATCGCCGGCGCCTTCGGCCATATCCCGGGCATGCCGCCTCTGTTCGACGACGCTGACCCGAAGAACTGATATGGGCCACGTCTACTTTGTCGAGGTCGTCTTCGCCACCAGCAAGAAGCGCTACACCTACCACTCCACCGAGCCGTTGAAGGTGGGAGACAAGGTCACGGTGCTGACGGCTGATGGCGTGACGCCGGTCCAAGTGGTCAGCGTTCTCAACCACGCGCCGGCCTTCAAGACCAAACCGATCCACGGGCGTCAAGCCTAAGCTTCAACCCCGCCCGGTTCGTCCGGGCGTTTCCTTTGGACCATCATGGCACACGCAAAATTTTCAGCTTCTGGCAGCAGCCGGTGGCTCAACTGTCCGGGCTCCCTGCGCATTGCGGAAATGAGCCCCAAGCAGAAGTCGTCGGTGTTCGCTATGCAGGGAACTGCAGCTCACGACTTGGCAGAGAAGTGCATTACCGGCAACCTTCGCTCCGCGGCGCCTTACCGTGGCAACTACGCCATGGTATTGGACAATGGTGCTGTCTCGCATTTCAAGCCCAACAAGGACGTCAAGCCTGATGCACCCAACGTCTTCTTGATTGACGATGACATGATCGAGGCCGTCGACGTCTACCTCGAACTGATCCACGAACTTCGCCAGGAGCACCCTAATGCGGAAGAGTTTGTTGAAGCCCGCCTGGACCTTTCCTTCATTCGCCCAAACATGTTCGGTACGGGCGACTACATCCTTGCGGACTGGACGCAGCGGGTTCTCTACATCGTGGACTACAAGCACGGTAAGGGAGTTCCAGTCGAAGTGGAAGACAACTCCCAGCTCAAATACTACGGCATCGGTGGTGCTCACCGTGTCGGAGGATACGACGGGTATGATCGTATTGTGCTCATCGTCGTGCAACCCCGATGCCCGCACGAGGACGGACCTGTTCGTAGATGGGAAACCACGCCTGCGGCTCTGCAGTTGTTTGAGAGACAACTGGGGGAAGGCGTGGACCGAGCATCTGAAGAAGGTGCTATGCTCAATGCCGGGAAGCATTGTAAGTTCTGCCCTGGAGCGGGTACTACGTGCCCAGAATTCGACAAGGCAATCCAGCGAGAAGCCGGAGCAGACTTCGCGTCCCTACCTATACCCGCTATTTCAGCCAACGGTGAAGTTTCTGGCGAGGCCTCAACGGACCTCCCCATGCCGCTCACGCCCAAGCAATTCGCCCGCGCGCTAGAGTGGGCACCCATCATCGATACTTGGGTGAAGCGGGTGAAGGCGCATGCTGAGCATCTGATTCTCACTGGCGAGATGAAGATTCCAGGGCAGAAGGTTGTCGCCAAGAAGACGAACCGCAAGTGGTCCGACTTCATGACGGAAGATGAGCTGGTGGAAGAAATCCTCAAGGGTGATCCCAACATCAAGCGCGAGGACTTGTTTGAACCAGCCAAGATGAAGGGCCCGGCTAAGGTCGAGAAGCTCTCGAAAGCGATGAAGGCGCATATCAACCGCGTCGCGACTGTCGAAGAGCTGCAAGACCCGGATACGGCCCCGAAGCAACTGGTTTATAAGCCGGAAGGCGCTCCGACGATCGCTCCGACCTCCGACCCTCGCCAAGAGCTGGACGTGTCCACTGACGTGGCCGCAGACTTCTCTGACATCCAAGTAGACTTCGACCGGGAGTAAATCATGTTCCGCTGGATTCGTGTTAAGCTGGCCTTGATGACGATGCACTTCATCAAGATACTCGTAGACCTCGCTGTCATGGTGGGCTTCTTTTGCGAGGCAGTCATTGGCTACCAGGTCCTGCAGTATATCTATGGGCTTAATGCGGCTACAGCGGATACTGACCTCAAGAAACTCGTCTACTTGCTTCCGGCAATCTGGATGATCTGGCGTAGCGTGTACTGGTGGATCATCACGCAGGGGCAAGGCATACGCCCGGCCTTATTGGCAAAGCTGCGTGAGCATGTATTCAGACTGTACAAGATCATATAGGCCATAGCCCAGCTTAACTGCTGGGCTTTTTATTTTGCTCCTAGGTATAATAGAACCTGGTCACACAACATGGAGCAAACATGAAGGCTTATATTCCCCTCGTCTATATCCGTCGCGATCAGCCGGTGAAGTTCCCGGTTATCCTGGCCCATAACCTTAAGGGCTCGGTAGACGAGTTTCTCCGTCAAAACCCTGACTACCGTCTTGCAGTGCCCTTGAAAGGTCGTGAGTTCTTCACGACCATCACTGGCACGGATTCGCGTGTCTGGACCCGCCGCGTCGTCATCATGGACGTAGGCTTGGAACGGAAATGAATCCCCGCTGGAAGAGTCTGAAGCATGCTGCTAATTGGAGTTCCGGGCAGCAGCAACTTCTGGACTGGCAAGATCGAGCCACCGCCGCTGAGGTTGAGTGGTATCGCAATAGGGCCATTGAAGCTGATTTTAAGGCCCGTCAATTAACCTTACCCCTGGAGTTTTACGATGACATTATCACGGAAAGATGAGCGCCGCGTACGCGAGCTGAAACAAGTGCTGGAATACGCTCAAACGGTGCCGAACCGTCGGCGTTCGTTTTACCAGCACACAATTCAAGCAGCTGTGCGCGAGATGATCTACAACCGCTTGGTTGCCTTCTCGCAGGAACAGTTGCGCAAGAAGCTGGCCTCTGAAAAAGGCACGGGCCGAGCCACGGCGTAAACTGTAGGCGTACAGCTCAAAAACTGTACGTCTATAATCTCTTCACTGCTTCACAAAACCGTGCGCAGTCAATCAGTATGAACCTTATGAGGATATTATGGCAATCGTGAAATGCGCAACCCCTGTCGGCCGCGTGTCGTTCCCCTCCGTCTTCGCTGCTTCGTCGTATGAAGGCTCGGCTCCGAAGTTCAGCTTGATGCTGATCTTCGAACCCGAGAAGTTCACGGCCAACGAGAAGGCCCTGTGGGAACAGATGGTCAAGCTGGGCGATGAAGCCTCCATGGCCAAGTTCAAGAAGAAGATGTCGGCGCTGCCGGCGAACTTCAAGAAGCCGATCCGTGACGGCGAAGAGAAAGAGAACCTCGCGGGCTTCGGTCCGGGCAAGAAGTTCATCACCTTCTCCTCGAAGCATCGCCCGGGCATCGTCGACCGCAACGGCAACCCGATCGAACCGATCGTGGACCAGGAAACTGGCAAGATCGACCTGCAAGCTTCCAGCGAGCTGTTCTACCCGGGCTGCTATGCCCGTGTGACCATGACCGCCTACGCCTACGACAACGTCGGCAAGGGTGTCGCCTTCGGCCTGCAGAACATCCAGTTCATCGCCGGCGGCGAGCGTCTGGACAACAAGGTCGATGCGGCCAGCGACTTCGCCGGCATGGGCGAAGCGGAGTTCGACGGTCCGGCCGAACCGGGCAGCGACTTCGAGTAAGGTCTCGGCCAGTCTTATGAGCTACGCAGCCCCCACCGGCGTCAACCGCAAGGCGGCGAAAGCATAGGAATTGGCCTGAAGTTAGCCTCTACTTAAAGGAGGCCGGGTTTAAGGCAAGGGTTCCCAGTAATAAAACCCTTCCAACAATTGTCGGCATGGATATGGCTACAGGTCTAAACCCGGGTCCTGCTAGCGCTAGAGTTCGATTCTCTAGGCCGACGCCAACTTACAGCGCCTTCATCTTAGCCCGGGCCGGGCTGGTGCGTGCGGGACCTCTCACCGAGGGCGCTGTAAGTTGGCTACTGAATAGCGGTGCAGCGATTTCTTGGATCGTCGATGTACCTAGGCTCTATGAAGTGTGCTGACCCTGCGATGTTATGAGCTTCGCAGGTTTTCGGAGTGTAGCGCAGTCTGGCAGCGCATCTGCTTTGGGAGCAGAGGGTCCTAGGTTCGAATCCTAGTACTCCGACCAAAAATACAGGTTTCAAGAAGCAAAGCTTGAAACTATAATTAAGTTGTCACCTGGCGGTGATCTTCATGTGGTACCAAGAGGTTGGCCATGCCTCTTCCGCAGCCGATGGCTGCGGGCTGCGCGTTAGGACGTTTGATACTTCTCCAAGTCGTCATGCTTCCTGCTCCGGTTGTCGCCCGACCTAACGCGCAGCCCACAGCCATCGACATGACTGTGACCTCCCTCCCCAGTCCTCGTAACAGAGGTACTTTTTAGGCTTGACCAGAGTAAAATCTAGTCAAGCCTTTTTCTTTTGTGGAGCTAGAATTGAAAGTTCATACTGACCGAGCCACCTGCGACTTTGAAACGCGGTCTCGGGCTGACCTGCTCGTAGTTGGTGCCGACAAGTATGCTCGAGACGAGAGCACGGAAGCCATTTGCCTTTCATTCTTGCTGCCTGGTGAAGACCCGGACAAAGACGGAGTGCATGAGTGGTGGAACCCCTACGTAACCGGCTTTGACCTCCCGCCGGACAACGCCTATTACTTCAAACACCTGATGGCGTGGGTCAGAAAGGGCGGGAAGGTTGAGGCTCATAACTGGGGCTTCGAACACGCCATCTGGAACAATGTCTGCGTGCCTGCGCTCGGTTGGGAACCGCTTCCCATTAGCCAAGGTATCTGCTCGGCCGCCAAAGGCGCGTACTATGCCCTTCCGCGTTCACTCGATATGATCGCCAAGGCGCTGCAGATTAAGGACCAAAACGGCGAACTGGTCGAGAAGGACCTCGAAGGTTGGAAGCTCATGATGAAGCTTTCCAGACCTGACGCAAACGGAATGTTTACTGGAACTGAAGGCGAGTTCCGACGCCTTATCAGCTACTGCTCCACGGACGTCCGCACCGAGCACTACGTGTCTTGTGCTCTTCCCGATATCCCGAAGAAGGAGCAAGAGATTTGGGAACTCGACCAAGTTATTAATACCCGTGGGCTTTACCTTGACCGCGAGATGGCTCAAGCAGCCCTTGAGATTGATGAGGAGTTCTCGGCTAACCTGCGTTCCAAGCTTCCTGAGCTGACCGATGGCATGGCTGATAAGCCTACGCAGCGTGCACGTATTAAGGCCTGGTGCGAGACGCAGTCCGTCAAGCTCAAAGATACCAAGGGCACGACTGTTGACCGCGTGCTGGCTGATCCCAAGGTGCCAGACGTCGTCAAGCAAGTGCTCATCATCCTCCGAATGGGCAACCGCACGTCCACGGCCAAATATCGCGCTATGCTTGATATGGTATGCGATGATAACCGCATGCGTGGCTCGATGATGTACCACGGCGCCACAACTGGACGATGGTCTGGTAAGGGCCTGCAGCCTCACAACTTCCCGCGAGGTGACATCAAAGGAACCACCGGCATCAAGGATATCGAAGAAGCCATGGAAGCTGCACGGCGTGATATCCTCTACGGCCTGGAATGGTTGTCCATGGTCTACGATGACGTGGGCAAACTGTTGTCTGATGCCTTGCGCGGGGCTATTTGTGCTCCTCCAGGTAAAAAGCTGGTAGTATGCGACTTCGCGGCTATCGAAGGTCGTGTATTGCCTTGGTTGGCTAACGATCAAGAGCTGTTGGACGTGTTCCGCCGCGGGGACGACGTCTACTGCTTTATGGCGAATGCTATCTATGGCTACAAAACACACAAGAGTACTCATCCTGACGAACGGTTCGTTGGTAAGCAGGCTATTCTCGGGCTGGGTTTTGGCATGGGAGCTAAACGCTTCTTGGCTGACCTCGCCGAGAAATTCGATGTACACCTGCCGAAGAAGTTTATCGCCAACGTGGTTAAGGTTTACCGCACCGAGCGTAAGCCTATCGTCAAGTTCTGGAAGGACATTGAGGAATGCGCCATCGCCGCAGTGCAAACAGGTAAGCCGGTGGAGATGCCGGAAGGCAAGCTGACCTGGTACACGAAGAAGTATGAAGGCGTTGGCATTTTCCTGCATTGCAAGCTGCCGTCTGGCCGATCGTTGTCGTACCCCTTCCCCTTGCTGCGGAAGGACGCCACGTACTTCTTCGACGTTAAGCGAACAGTACAGACGCCAGAAGGCGATACCGTCAGCGAAACGGATTCGATTCGCATTTCGGTGCCTAACGGAAAGGACTTAGCTGTCCGAGCTTTCCGAGAGGCTAAACGCATTGCCCAGCTCGAGGACGTAGAGCTGATGGTGACGCTGCAGGACGTGGTAAATAAGGAGCCTTCGCTTAAGCTTACCCTCACTTTTATGGTCATGAATGCCACGACCAAGCAGTGGGAGCGTACGAGCACTTACGGCGGGATGCTGACTGAAAACGTCACTCAGGCCGTGGCTCGAGACTGCATGGCTTGGTCTATGCTTCGCTTGGAGGCTTTTCCTTTTTATGAGCTAGTATTGAGCGTGCACGATGAAGCAGTAGGCGAGGCGCCCCTCGATGATCCACGCGCATCGTACAAACACATGGAAGAGGAAATGGCCCGCGGGGAAGACTGGAGTGAAGGTCTGCCTATTGCGGTTGAAGGCTGGGAAGGCCGCATGTACAGGAAATAACATGGACTACAAAACTCTGTTGGAAAAGTATGTAAGCCACGTGCTCCAAATGGAAGGTACTACTTTCATAGGATGGCTTAATTCTGGGCGTCTTAGCGAAGTTGAGTTCACAGCAGAAGAAGCTGAAGAGCTGAGAAGGATTGGTACCGAATTTGGTGACGATGATGCCTATTAGAACCCTGGTGTGCATCAAAGGCCGTCCGGAAGTAGTTACAGAAGAAGTAGAGGAACTGGATGACTTCACTTCAAAGTATACGGTACTGATGGGTGGCACAACAATTTTGGACCACGTCCGAGGGCATTATTCAGTCAACGGCCGGTGCTTCGAGCAATGTGAAGCTATCCAAATTGAGACTGACACCCTAGACTACGGCTCGATATTTAAGAAAGCAGACGAGGCAATTCGCAATGGGACCATACGAACCCGTTTTTGAGCACTACAAGCACCAAGCGCGTGAGTTTGAGTTCCGCAATGAACCATCCCGCGCGCTTCTGTGGCAGATGCGAACTGGAAAGACAAAGGCCATGATTGACATGGCTTTTGCCCTTTTTGTGGACGACAAGATTGACCAGGTGCTCGTGCTAGCACCCAATGGCGTGCACCTCAATTGGCAAATCAAGCAGCTGCCTATGCACGCCTGGAAGTCAATGCCCTTTGAGGTTTGCTCCTGGGTATCCTCTGAGTCTCGCAAGCCTTTGTACCTGCGAAAGCTGAATGACTTGGTGCTGAACCCAAAAGGAACAGCTAGGAACAGTCTGCGCTGGTACTGCATGAACTCTGAGAGCTGCTGGCGAGATAGGCCCAAGAAGTCCATCTCAATGTTCCTCGGCCAAGCCAAGAAAGGCACGCTCTTGATTGTGGACGAGAGCGACGACTTCCGCAAGATCAGCTCCAAACGTACCAAGCTAGCTGTTCAATTGCGGGATCATGTACAGTACCGCCGGATTCTCACGGGCTCCTTCACTGACAATGCTCCACTGGCTGCCTATTCACAGCTGGAGATTCTGAAGAAGCATGCCTTAGGGTTTACCAAGTATTCTGACTTCGAGGCGCACTTCGCGACCTACAAGAACGCAGCTGTCTACGACCGTCAAGGCAATGCTCGGCGGGTGCGAGTCATTGACGAGTACCGGAATCAAACCGAATTGAAGCAGCTGGTGGCTCAATATGCCTCAGTCGTGCTGCGCGAGGAATGTGATGACATGCCGACGTTGGTGCGGGCTGATGAGTTCTTCGAGCTTGAGCCGGAACAACGCAAGCTCTATACCAGCATATGCGATAAGCTCCTGGAAGAAGAAGGGCTGTATGGGGATATCTTCCTGACAGACGTCTTCTCTGGTGGGGTCAAATCCATCAAGCTGCAGCAAGTCTCCAACGGCTTCTTCGTTGACGCAGAAGGGGAAGTAACAGACCTCCCGAACCCGCGGGCAGAAGTCTACCGTCGAATTATCCAGGAGCAGTTGTTGGATGGTAGAAAGGTTATTACCTGGTGCAGGTACCACGAAGATATCAAGCGCGTCAAGAAGGTACTCGATGAGCTTGGCATTAAGTACGTAGAGTTCCACGGCGGAATATCGACGCCTCAGCGCATGAAGAATATGCACCGCTTCATGACTGATGACGAGTACACTGTCTTCATTGGCCAACCTGCCGCAGGTGGACGAGGTCTTGACCTCTCAGTGGCCAAGACTGTTGTATGGTATAGCCACACCTACGATCTGATCCACCGGCGTCAGGCGGACGAGCGCGCAACCCATATTGGTGGGCATACAATCGACGTCATCGATTTGCAGGCTGTAGATACTGTGGACATGTCTATAATGAACTCACTGTCTGAGAAGACTTCCCTCTCAGACTATGTAAGCCGGCACGGACTGCAGGCGTTTCTCACAGGGAAAACGCTGGTTTAAGTGCCGAGCAGATGAAGTTAATATCTAGTTACACCATCTTTGAATCACCACCCAGTCACTTTTCTAAGGACACGATCATGACCGAAGCCACGAAGACCGAAGACACGAAGACCGAAAAGGCCCCCAAGGCTCCCGTTCGCAACATCAGCGCCGTCGCCCGTGACGCCATCCGTGCCGGCCTGTCGAACGCCGACGCACTGGCCAAGGTCAAGGCCGAATTCCCGGACGCCAACACCACGGTCAGCTCGATCGCCTGGTATCGCAACGACCTCCGCAAGAAGGGCGAAAACTTCCCGTCGCCGGAACGCCCCAAGGTCGAAAAGCAGCCGAAGGAAAAGAAGGCCAAGGCCAAGAAGGACGACCCCAAGCAAGAACTGCAAGCGGCCGCCACCGGTGACAAGGCCGGCGCCGACGCGAACGCCGAGTTCGAATAAGTCTTTACGTCAGCCTGCGTCAACGGCCAAAAAAGCCCCGAGTTCTTCGGGGCTTTTTCTATTCCTGTTCCTGTTACACAGCATTGGTTGTTATCTGCCGAGAACTCGGCTATAATATCTTTAATGACTGAACAACTTGGAGCACCGAAATGGCAATAGTAGCTGAGGTAAAAATAGAAGAAGACTTTTGGAGCGGCGGGCACTTTCATAAAGGTTATAGGAAAGAAGTAAAACTCCTTAAAGCTTTTCAAAATTTGACTCCTGGGGCTAAATTACTGGCAGGAGCTGAAGAGTGCGAAAGCTGCGGCCAGGGCACTGCAGGCTCTGAAGGAAGCCCCAAATGGTGCTGCTATTGCGGGGCGCGTCTCAACTCTGGTAAGGAATTCAAATGACTGTCCCCTCGTACGAACTGATTAAGGATAACATCGGCTGGGCTCGCGTGTACTGGGCACGTGGCGACCTGGAGTCGAAGTCGGCGCGCATCAACGAGGTGCAAAATCCGCCCACGATTGGCTGGAGCCATGTTATCATCATGGACAACCCCAAACAGTGCACGATCTTCTGCCCGTTCACCTTTCAGACCTACCAGGTTTCGAAGCGCTCGGCCGAATATGCCTCGCTGCGTACGCCCGAGCAAAAGCTCAATATCACGTCTCTGGGCAAGCACTTGCTCGAGAAGTGGGCCACATGGACTAAGCTCGGCATGCGTCGCGACTTCGGCATGGCTGCAATTGTATTGCGCGCCTTCGGCATCGAGGCGCCTGTCACGGAGCTGTCGGCAGGCCTAGAATACGACGACTTCGGCGATCCTATCGAGCCGGTTATCGAGAGCAACCGCAAGGGCAAACAGTCCGAAGAGGAGCTGAAGAAGCCGGTCAAGAGGAACTCGAAGCGCGGCGAAGTTCTCGCGTGGTTCTTGGAGGATGGAGGCGGACCCAAGTCGGTGCACGCGGCCATGGCCGTGTTCAAGACCACTCGCTCCAACATTCTGAGCCACCTCTTTATTCTTCAAAAAGATCACGGTATTGGCTATTCCCTTGCCAGCAATACCGCTACTGTCTTTGTCCCTGGCAAGGTCGATCCGTTCCTTAAGGAAGAAGCATGAAAATCCGCTGGCTTAAGAACCGAGTTATTCCTTGGCATCTTCGTCGTAGTATGTATAAGGAACTGTCTTCGTACATCATCAAAATAAAGCGGCGTCAGCGCATCCAAAAAGTGAATAGCCGCTTTGAAAAATTTGCAACCAAGAAAGGAGCTTGAAAGTGAACCAAACCAAATACGCCGTTTTGCCGGAAGGCCCCACCAGCATCAGTCTCATGCTGGCACAAAGCATGACCAACCAATTCAACCTCAACATCTTGCAGGTTCCGTCCGGCACGCACGAGGTTTCGGTGGTCGATGGCGAGGCACAAGTCAAGGTCATGGCACCGCGACTGCTTGGCGAGAGCCGTATGGCTGCTCGTATCGAGCACCTTTCCGAGGAGCTGCTCGAACTAAATGAGGCCTACGAAAAACGTGATATGGGCGAAACGGTTGACGGGCTCATTGACCTCATCTACATCGCAATCAGCACCCTGTCCGAGATGCATGTAAATGCTTCGCGAGTGTTTTCGGCCGTACATGAGGCTAATATGCAGAAAGTGAACGGCACTGTCGCAAAGCGCCCGAACGCCGGCAATCACGATGCAGTCAAACCCGAGGGCTGGAAAGCTCCCGACATCAACAAAGCCATCTACGGAGAAAGCAATGGCAAATAAAACCTCCTTGCAAGTGTTTCTTGCAAACGTTGCAGCTCAAGCTGGACGTAAACTTACTGCTGATGAAAAGGTGATTTTGAAGTCAGCCTTCAATACTGGCGATGGTCGTAAGTCGTCAGCCGCTGCCCGTGGTGTCATCAAGTTGGCCAAACAAGAAGCTGAACAAGGTATTGCCCCTGCAGAAAGCGCATACCAGTCGTATTCGAAGCAGCGGGGCGGTCAGCGTAAGGCTTACGACGATCTGAACAAGCAAGCGCAGAAGCAGTCGTCCGAAGAGCTCGTGGACAGCCGATCGGCGCTGTACGGCACGTTCTGCGGTCGTGCAGAGCTGACTGTCGACCTCATGGAGCGGTTGCAGAAGCACCCCAAGTGGCCGGCCATTCCGTCGTGGGGCAAATGGGCTCTCACCATGCTCGTCGAGAAGATCGGCCGCATCGTTGAGGGTGATCCGTCCTATGACGACAACTGGAAAGACATCGGCGGCTACGCCGAGCTGGCCCGTCGCAATTCCGTTGGGGAAAAGGCATGAGCAACTTCGCCAAGCAGTACCGCCACATCATCAAGGGCATGCTCGACGGTACCAATATCGTCGAGCAGCATAACGAGCGCACGGGTGAAGTCGTGCGCACGATGCCTGGTGGCCTCTCTTGGGGCTTCTGGATCGCCAATCGTATGGCGCCGACCATAGACCTCCGCCGCACCTACATCAAGACGGCAGCGGCCGAGTGCGCGTGGTTCGCTCAAGGCACCCAAGACACCTCCTGGATCAAGAAGCATTGCTCTATCTGGGAGAAGTTCGAAGAGCCTGTGGCCTTTGACTTCAATGGCAACAAGCTCATTGGCGTCAAGAACGCTTATGGCTACCGCTACCGCAACCACTTCGGCCGCGATCAGCTCCAGGATGCCATCAACGCTCTGCAAATGGACCCGAGCAGCCGCCAGATTTACATCTCGGCATGGGACCCGGCTCGCGATGGACTGTTGACGCGTGGCGAGAAGAATGTGCCTTGCCCGGCGGCCTTCACCCTCAACATCATCAACGGCCAGCTGCACTCGTCTTATTTCCTGCGTTCCTCGGACTTGTTCGTCGGCTTGCCCTACGACATGCTGACCCACGCGCTTCTAGTGACTGCCATGGCAGACTCCTTGGGCATTCAGCCGGGGTATATCTCTGTGCTGGTCGGCCATGCTCACATGTACAAGAAGCATCAAGAGATGGCCATGGAAGCGCTGAAGCGTCAAGAAGAGGCGCCGATGATCTACATGGAGAAGTTCCCGCTCGCAGCTATCGAAGCGGAACCGGACGACTTCGTGGCGCATTATCAAGTCGCGGACAGTCGTGCTGTCCATCCATCTTACGTCTGCCGTCCGGAGGTGATAGCATGAGCCGTGTTATTGGTGCTCTTGACTGGGGCTCGATGAACATCAAGCCCGAACAAACGTCCCAGTACAAATGGGATAAGCGCTTCATCCAAATGGCTCACCTGGTGAAAGGCTGGTCCAAGGACGAGCGGAAGGTCGGTGCCGTGATCGTGCAAGACCGCAAAATCATCGGCATGGGCTACAACGGCTTTCCGTCCAAGGTGCTTGACCAGCCGGATCGGTACGCGTCCAAAGACGTAAAGCGCGGGCTCATCATCCATGCTGAACTCAACGCCATCTTCGACGTCGAGACCAAGATGCTGCTGGAAGACGCCACGCTTTACGCCACGCGTTTTCCGTGCAACGAGTGCATGAAGGCCCTCAGCCAAGTGCGCATTGGCCGCATCGTCAGTCCGCCGCCGGAAGTAGATCATCCGGTCTGGGGCGAAAGCCATAAGTTCTCGCTGCTCATGATGCATGAGAGCGGCATCACGTTCACGGAGATGAGCTGATGGCAGCAAGCCCAAAGATTGCCGAAACGAACTTGTGGCGTTGGGTTCGTGAAGCAAAGGCACACTTTGGGCGCGACCTCCACATTCAGCGGATCGAGAGTTCTACGGGGCTTGGAATCCCTGACGTGGAAGCGTGCCTTAAGGTTTGGCCAAGCAGTGTCACGTTCTGGATTGAGCTAAAGGCGGTGGCTCGACCAGCGCGGAGTTCGACGCCCATTCGGCACAACATCACCCCCGAACAAATCGCATGGCATAGGAATCGCTATCATGCGGGCGGTATCTCCTATGTCTTCCTTCAAATAGGAGCTGGCCGTGAAGCCAAAAAGTACCTCATCCCTGGCAGCGAACTCCTGGCCTTTCAAAAGCCCATCACGGAAGAAGAAATCCGGTTCTGCTCGCGTGAAGCGACGGACTGGACGCCACAAAGATTGTTGGATGCGTGCGCGCGTCCTGAAACCTAAAGGAACCCTCAACATGAAATTCATTACTCACAGCTGGATAGGCAAGCGCCGGGTCCTCTCGTTTGACAGCGCTTCGACCCACCAGAAGTTCATGGAGCGGTATGGCTACCTTGGCGGGATCAAGGAAATCACAAATGACGAGGCCCTCAGCATCGTCGTTGCTGAGGGCCAGCCAGCGGATGTTAAGGCTGACTTCCGCTCCCACCTTCACATCACGGCTACAGCTTTTGAAGCCCTGCCCGATATCCAAGGCCAGACTTCCACGTAAGAACTTCCATACGCGGCAGACTGCCACCGGCCCGCAGCCCCAGGTGAACCCAGGGGCTACGCGGGCCAATTTCATATATGAGCTGATCAAACTTCACGCCCGACGCCTGGATAGCCTTACAAATTTCATAAGGAGAGCCGAAGAGCGGGCAGATGAAGTCGGCGGCGAGACCGAGACGATGGGCTGAGTCGGGGACTCCGCCAACAGCCTTGTTGAGAGCTTCCCCGCGGTAACCTGAGGAGATAATGATCGGTTTGCCGCCGAGGACATTGCGGACCTCTTCCAGGGTTTGCGCCAGGCGCAGCAGGTTCGCCTGTTCAGCTTCGGTGGGAATGTTCTTGATTCCACGCGCGACTGCGGTGTCCGAGTGGATCAATTCCTCCAAAGTGAAGTGTGGGGTAAGGTTCATTTCGATTCCTCTACGATGTTGGCCCATCCTCTGGCTTCACGGATGGTGCTGGTGTATCGGTCAGCATCTCCTGCCACCTCTCGATATCGCTCGAGAACCTCTCGTAGTACCACCCAGACGGAGGAACTTCCACGTACAGAGATGCCGGCGGATTTGGCGAGCGCGGCGGCGCCAGCGGCTTCGGTTGCGATGGACTCTTGCAGCCGGAAATACCGGCTATCAGCAGCAATACGAGCAAGGCGCGCATTTTCACGTTCCTGTGCGAGGGTCTTTTGGACCTCATTCCATTTACGCTTCCAGTCTTCTTCTTTGGCCCGATTGGCCTCAGACTGGTCTAGGGTGGCCTTAGTCTGCTCAGCTTGGGCTTTATCATAGCCTCTTTGCTCTGCGGCACTGATCCGCCACGTGTAGAGCCACGCGGCGAGACCGATAACGGCTAAGGTCACTAGGACGTAGACCTTAGGGCTTAATTTCAATCTTGGCTCCTCGTACCGCAGAGGTGACGACGCTCGGCGGCAGACGGTCTATGATGGCCTTGAACTTCTCATTGGCCTCTTGGACGCGAGCATCAGCTTCTTGTTTGATGTGCTGGAGACTTTGGTCATAAATCTCCTGCATCTTGTTCTGTTCCACGATGGACTGTCCGGTCAACATGCTGAGCGTCAAAGCGACACCTGCCATTGCCGAAACAATAGAAGTACAACCGCTCAAGAGTCCCAATGCGTCGGGTGCTGAACTTGCAAAGTGCCTCATTCATCTTGTTTGGCATGGCTTTTCTCCACGAGGAGCTGATAATACAGAGCGCGCCAGCGCTCAGTTTCCGCCTGAGATTCTTTAAGCTGGGCGATAAGGGCTTCGTTGGACTGGGTCAGGCGTTCCACGAACGAGCCATAGTTACCAATCACCGAGAGGTTTCCAGACAAGTCTGCGCGTTGGGCTTGATCCTTAAGGGCCATACCTTGGATCAGCCGCACTGCCGCTGCTGCTACTCCTGCAGCAATCCCACCTCCGAATACCCATTGGAGAATCGTGCTATCCAAGGTATTCCTCTTTTAAGGTTGAATGTTGGCAGCTTTAACTGCATTTAGTGCTTAATTATATTGCGTGGGCGAAAACCGATCGGCCAGCAGTTACGCCATGCAGGCGTACAAGGCCTAGGCCCAGATCTATAATGAATCCATACTGTGAACGGAGCAAAAGGTTATGCCACGTATAAGGAAGATAGACAGGATGAAGTGGATGCCCGGTGTCTATATCCTTGACACTGACCACTTGGGCAACACTCACGGCTTGAAACTGAACAGCTGCTTTATTGAACAAATCAATGCGGCTATTTTAACTGAAACCACGTTGCGGGCAATGCTCGCTGAAGGGAGCAAGAAATGAGCAAGATCAATCTCAATCATCCGAACTGGTCTGGCAAGTCGTACCGTTCCTCGGATGAAGCTTTTGGCACGAGTAACCTCTACTTGACGCCGAAACAAGTCACCAAGTTCGGCCGGGAAAACCCGCTGACCTGGTTTCTGGGAGTTCTGCTCCTGATCTTGCTGGTGGCTCTGTGCTTCCTGCCCATTAACGCCAAAGCCTCGGAAATTGAGGAAGTAGGAGGAATCGACTATGTGCAACGTTCACTCGATAAGGTCATCGTCGTCACACCCACCAAGACCTTTTCTCTCCCTGCCCCTCGCGGGTCTGGACAAACCTACGTACATGTCTCCGTTGAGCATGTCCGCGGGCGAAAACTGGATTATGGGCCTGGGTATCGTAACGACGCTTGTGCTCAATCTGGCACTTATTGCGGAAATATCCGGCCTCTTGTAAAGGACCCAGAATGAACAAAGGGGAGCCGAAGCTCCCCTTCCTTTTACCCGTATCGAGCCACGTCAATGACGGTGAACGAGTAGTTTTCACGCCTTATTGATAATATATTTACTGGCGTAGTACTTGGGCCAAAGTCTTGAACGCACAAAGTTGTGCCTATTGATTGGTTTATTTGGGCAAACATCTGCCAGAAATAGAACTGCATGTATTGCACGCCTGGTCCGACGCCGATCGGCACTTCTTCTTGGCTACTACATGTTATCCCTTGTACTACTGCTGGCAGTGTACCTGGATATGTAACAAACCTATAATTTGGGGCTCCACCAGATTGAGTAGTGGGCAAATCAGTCAAAGTTCCGCTATCGAAGCCTGAAAACTTCATATAGTCCATACGGGAGTCATGCGTGATTTGACCAGCAGCGTTTTTCAGCCGCATAGCATAATTGCCGCCCATCGACGAGCCGTAGACCGGCTCATCAAATAGATACCAGTACACGGGCTCCCCAGAAACCCCTGGGCTATGCACCAAGAAGCTCAATACCAGATTACCTCCTGACGGGTAAATACTCGCCAGTGTACAAGGTCGAGCGCACCTGAAGCCAACCATTCCAATAGTAGGGGGAACAACAACTGTTGCAAACTTGAAGTTCACATGAATAGCTGCTTGAGTGGCGTAAGCAATGCCTCGAGCCAGAAGGGAGAAGTTTTTATAGGTGCTATCAAGCTGCACCTCGTTTACGCCATTTCGGGCTCGAAAGCCATAGTCTGCCATTATCCTAATACTCCGTAAACAATCCGGGCAGATATCCGCCACGCTGCGGCCCAATTAAAAGTCCAGCCGAGCGTGGTTCCACTGATGTATACTCCAGGAGCCAAATGCGGCGTAGACAAAGAGCCATTGTCTGGTAGAAGCTGAAACATGGGCGATCTACCAGCGAACTCAGGCACTATGATAGAGCCTGGGTTTACGCCGGTAGCAACGACGCCAAGAATCCGAGGAATGCGGTAGTTGTACTCCACCGAGATATTGCCATTGGCGTCTTTCGCCCTATAACCATAATAAGCCATTAAGGAATCCATCCAAAACGAGCACGGTCAATACCGTTGTTGTCATACACGGTAACAGACTGTGCGTCAATGACCAAGCGGCCTCCGCCTGGCAAGGCGCTATTGATTTCAAAGGTGCCGCTTTTCAGAAGACGCCAGCCAGAAACTCCAGGAACAAAGTTATTGGACTGGATGGTATCTCCAATCATCAAGTTCGTAATAGAGCCGTTCTTGATGAAAGCGGTATCCATATACACATTGCCTGCGTCAACGATAAACATGGACTTAAAGGTACCAGTTACATCGTCTGATCGACCCACCGCAAAACGATCGGCCAGCACAAGCACTTGTGGTTCTAGCACACCTTGGTTATTTTCGACACCAACACCAATACCTGCCAAAGCCGTACGACCGCCAGCAGTCAACTGCGTCTTGACCGTATACATGGCTGCCAAAGCAGTTTCAATGGCCTCAATTTCAACGGCTGCTTCACCGCCAGAGTTGATCTTGGTCAGCAAGGACTGTGCCAGTTGCGTCTCGGTAATCTTGCCATCAATGTACGCCATGATGATATCAGCCTGATCGCTGGACTGCCCCATCAAGCCAACACCATTGTTATACCAAGGACCAACGCGACCGGCTTCATCGATGACTCGGAACCAGAAATATCGACGAGCACCGGGTCCCAAGTCCGACACCAAGAACTGGCTTGCTGGCAAAGGCAATTGGATCAGCTTGGTAGCGTTACCAAGGATATTGGTAGTACCCCAATAGATTTCAACAGACTCGGCCAAGAAGTCATCTTCCCGCACAGCCCATTCCAAATTGATGGCAAAGACTTGGCCAGTGATGTTCACATGGTCAATTTGGGACACTGGCAGTACAGAAGCCTCAATCGTACCAACCCAGGTAGCCCAAGGGCCGGTCAAACTGCCAATACCACGAACTCGGACATACCAGAGGCCACCAGACAGATTGACTTGCATCGAAGGAATCGAAGCAATACCGAGATTGGACCAGCTAACACCATCCTGGCTAATCTCAAACTCATAGCTATAGGCACCACGAGCAGGCTTGGCCACGATGTTTTGAACCCAAGCAAAAGGCGTGAGTTCGACGGTCACCGAGTCCACAATAGGCACGGTGACAATACCCGGAAGACTGGACTCAGGTCCAGGAGGAGGCACAGCACCGCCGTTCTCAGCTGTGTGTACGCTATCAGCGTAGTTCGTGAACGTCAGCTGTACTTTTCCGTCACCGTCCGGAGTAGCCGACAGCGCGATTGCGCGTATGCCACGGCGTTCGGTAGGACCGAACTGATACTGCGTAAGCTCTTCGCGCGAACCGTCCGAAATGTAGATATCATCCAGCTGGGCGTCGGAACCTTGAACCACGCACTTAAACGGATCACCACTGGGATGAGCAATAACCGTAAAGGGGCCATGCGGCGAACCGTCACGGCGCTTGAAGACAAGCGCGTGGTTCGATCCGGCAGTAAAAGTAAAGGGCTCGTTCGACGTCAATTCGCCCCGCAGGCCCCATTCAGGATGATCTGGGCCAGGATTGAAACCCAAAACTTCACCTGAGAAGCCCCACTGCGGAACGTCATGAGAGATTTGAACCAAATCGCCATAACGAGGCAGATAACCTTCGCGGCCAGTCGTGAAGCTAATCATGCGCCGCTGGTCACGGTTGGCCGCAGCCATTGACATACCTTCACGCCAAGCTTGAGCGCGGTTAGTCACGCCAATCATGGAGACTTTGGACGGCACAGTCGGAGCCACGCCCGGCAGTACGCAGTCCACAGTTTCCTGGGACCAAGTTTCTGCATTGGTATACTCGATCTGCACGTAATTGGGCGTGGAGGAGGTGTCCACAAACAAGTAGTCCGTGCTGAAGGAGTTTTCCAGCATGTTTTGAGGCTGGAACATATACGTAGGAACCGTTTTCGGCTCGTTACGTACAAAGTCCACCAGGCCTGCGTAATTCACGGGCACAGTACGACAAACACGAAGAACCTTGGAAAGGGCATCCCAAAGTTGCGTCGTGCTGTCAAACACCCCATTGAACTCGTCGCCACGGCTGGCCACAACTTGTGAAAGACGGTATGCCTCTTGCACGTTAATGCGAGAAGTTGGCATACGACGACCGTACGTGGAGTTACGCAGGATGTCACAAGCAGCCCACAGAGGGTTCTTGGTTGGCACCGGGTTCACACTCCAGCCATTAACCGGGTCCCATACCGGCAACTTACGAGTACCAATCACATTGATACGGCGCGAAGTTTGCTGGTTAAGGTTGTTAGAGGCCTTCATGATCGTGGCCAGCAAAGTCACGTCACCATAATTACGCTGCGATTGAGCGTAGCCACGCAGAGCAGACCAGTTAACCCGGTTCTGCTCTTTGTTGTCGGGGTTGATACCCGTACTGCGCCAGCCGCGAACATGGTACAGGCCCAAAGGCACTGCAATCTTTTCTGTTGCACTTTGAGGAGTGCTGGTGGAAAAGGTATAGTCCTTTTCAAACAGCACATTCCAAGGGCCAAGAGCAGTTCCAGTGTCATCAATTTGCTGGTACTCAAAGCGCACATTAACAGTTGAGGCAGTAAACTTGCCGCGCTCATCCATGAAGTACGCGCCACCAGGCCAGAACAGGTCCACGGCAATGAAATTGGTTTGTACACCAGGACCGCTTGTCGAGAAAGGCCCGAAAATTTCAGTAGGCTCCAATTCAAGGCCGTTGACGGCAATACTTGTGATAACGTTGTCCGGGAACAACGTAACAGCCTCACCAGGATTCACAATCTGGTACTGAATTTCACCATAGGACGAGACATCATCATTCTCGACCATGATTTTTTCGACTTCCATTTGTCCTTGCGTGATGCAGAACAGCTGGTACAGGTACTGTTCGTTTCCAACAGTTTCCGAGTATGGCGAAGAGGCCAAGTCCGGATAAGTACGGAACCGGCCGTACAAAACTGGAATGGCTTCAAGAAGTCGAGCGGTGTTGCCCTGGGCATTGAGGGAATAGGTAGGGCTTGCCGATTCCCGTGAGTAATCTAGCGCAGAAGGTGTTGGTGGAGGAAAGAACATGCTCAACAAGAGCGTACCACCAATCATGACAGCAGCAGAAGCTGCAGCACCCCAACCGGCACCCATTGCCAAACCGTTTGCGCCGCCCACCCAGGCGCCGGTGTACGCTGCGGCTACGGCCACAGCAATAATCATGATAGCTTGAAGTGGATTGCTACCACCCCCACCGCCTTTAGGCATGTGGATAATGGAGATATGGTCGTCTTTTGTCACCCGCGTCGAGAATTGCTTTTCGAGCAGGGGCTGGCCATTGCGAACCACTAGGAACGGCAACCGACGGGTCATGGTTTTACCACGACCCTTGATATACTCCAACTGACGGAGCAGGGTGCTGTAGCGGACACCCGCTCGTACCGGCTTCTGTTCGGTGTCCGCCCCGCGGTGAAACGCGTTCTTATGCAGCAGGAGGGTTGCCATCGGTGATATCCTTGTTTACGCGATAGTAGATAACTCGTCCGAAACCGAGTCCGCGCAGATTGCGGAGGGGCGTGGCCAAGATGTTGTAGTCTTTCATGGCATGAAGAACAAGCCCGCCATCGATATCAAGAAAGACGCCGACGTGCGGATCAGAGCCGCCTTTCAGAAGGGCCGCATCACCATGTTTTGGAGGATGAACCGGTTGCCAAATGCCGTCCTGCACATGGCGGACAAACATCTCACGAAGGAACTCTTCATTGCCAAGTTGGGCCTCTGGCAAATCCTTCTTGAAGTACTCTTGCTGGATGTGGCGTAAAAAGTTCCAGCAATTGAATTTTTTGGGTCCTTCACCTTCGAGGTCCCATTCGTATGTTCCATCGAGGTAGCTGGTAACTTGTTCGGGTGTCATCGCTTCAGTCCTGGCCATTCGTCTGGCATGTATTTGCGGAAGGGGAAAGGCCAGTTGTGGACGTCTTCCAGAGAGGCAGTACCAGTAACTTGGAAGATATCGACCTTGACCTTTTTCAGTGTCAGGTGGATCGGAGGGTCCATCTGCGGTGCTTCTGGCACGGTAGACAGATAGGGACGGTACGTCAGAGCGATAGGCTCGAGAACTGCAATCGCTGCTTCCAAGTGCTTCGTAATTTCACGTGACACATTGGAAATGGTAATTTGCAGTTCAGGAATCGCATTCTCTTCCATGCGTGGCAGCACAATAGAAAAGCGACAAGCCGTGAACTTCACCATCTGTCCACCATCCAGCGGCGCGTCAGCTTCGAGACCAAGGGTTTGATCTTCGTAGCCTTGAACCACCCGGATCGCGGTCGGTTCCCCGAACTCGTCCACAAACTCAGAGTGGCGGAGTTCGAGAGTATCGAGGGGCACCTCATCTACAGGAGACGAGGCATAAGCCTCTTTCATTGCTTGTTCCCAGCTCATGCTGCACCTTGTTTCAAAGAATAGAGCTCTTCTTGCATCGCGTCCATCTTAGCCTGCATGGCTTGCACCGTCAAAATGAGGTCCGGTACAAGCTTCGAGTAGTCCACACTTTGCGGCAAGATCGCTGCCTCGTAGCCAGGCATTTCCATCATGGCATCCTTCTCGCCTGTGACGGCGTTCGGATGCGTTTCCGCAAGTTCGTGAGCCAAAACACCGCGGTCGGGCTTACCGTCGGCCTTCCACAAGTACTCGTGAATTCGCACACTCATAATGCGAGTGTGACCGGCTTGCTTGTCAGCATCGCCAGTAACAGTTTTCAGTCGATAGTCCGAGGACGTGTTGAAGGCCGTGGCGCTACCGTTAGAAGTAATCGAGCCGCAGAGGATACCGGCCGTGCTTTGGAACGCGATGGCGGCCGCACCTTCCAAAGATTGAGGTGCCATCAACAGACCCCACTGGGTACCGCCGCCAGCGTACGTGATTGTGGCTGCAGTGTTTGCGGCCCGTGCGGAAGGGGCTGCACCTAATATCCAACCGCCATAACGGTTGATTGTTCCAACGACCTGGTCCTGACTTTGAATAACCAGATCTGTTATTGCAGCACCGGAGCCGTGTCGACTGAACAGCAAGCGTGCAACATTCGCAGTCGTATCGTTGCCAAGCATAACAAAACTGGCGTTCGGGCTTTCGTTCTGACGGCACAGGAAAGCAGCTGTCCCGCCCGCTGCTGCTGGTACTGCTTGCACGTACGTTGCACCACCAGCACTTCCCGCTGCTCCCTTAAACCGCGTGGAGCCTGCGCTGAAAATACCAGGAAACTCTCCGCTAATGGTCACGCCATTAGCATTGGTAAGGTTCATGAACGTGCCGGTCCATAGCGCGTCAACCTTAGACTTGGTGGACTGGAACGAACCGTTCAACGTGGCGTAGTCACTGGCGAGCTGGGCAGCGTCCGCACTGCCTGGGTTAACCACCGTGCCAAAAGCGTGTACCGTCCATACACCAGCCACGTTCACAGGGCGGTTTTCCGTAGCGGTGCGTGCCACCAAAGAAGCATTTAGCGTAATAGTCGCACTGTCCCCAGGGACTGCGCCAAATGTACCAGGCTGGGGTGGCGTGTTATCATAAGAGGAGAGAATAAACGCCCCGGAAGGTGCCAAGCCTCCAGCACGGAAGAATGGAGCCACGCTACCGGTGATGTTCTGCATGGCGTCACGTTGAACTGCGCCGGGGCCACCCGCACCGGCACCGTCACCGCGTCGGAACACAGCACCATAAGAACCCGAAGATGCGCCATTATAGTCTGGCAGTCGGATGGTCGAAGTGCCATTACCAACAGTGAACGAGCCTCGGTTCGCAGGGTCGGCCAACCAGTTTGCCTCGGAGACCACGGGTAAGGTACCAGCCAGCACCATGGCAGTGAGTTCTGGATACGTAGCCCGCGATACTGTTTGGCCGTCCAAAGGTAATTGCCCAGCCGGTACACTTGCGCGCATGGGCCACCAGCCCACAGTACCGACGGCGGGTCCGTTGTCAGTGACAACTTGTTTCCAGTCACCCCAGGTGCCACCACCAGTGCCAAAGCGAACACGGAAGAAGCGCATAGGAGCGCGGTTGCCAGTTGGATTATTGCGCGTGGTATACGTTTGCGTAACTTGTGCATTACCAGTGGCAAATGCAGACACTTCCAGCGTACCCGCTAGTGCGAACGGCCAGTTCAACGCAGCCGTTGCGTTTGCGTCAGAATTGACAGTGTAGGACCCAGGAACAATCAGGCTATTTGCGTCTGTGCCTGCTGGTAACGTCGCCGAATAGATCGGCGGAATCCAGACGGCCGGAATTTGCCCGCCGTCCGTAATCACCACGTTCTGCATCCAACCGCCCCAGGTAGAAGCCCCGGTCTTCATACGGTAATAAGAGCGAAACGGTGAGGTACGAACGACATATTCCTGCCAAGCGGCAGAACCAAACATATTCACACGTAAAAAGCCAGTGCCACCTGCGATTGGGTACCCTTGCTCAATTGTGGCAGAGCCTCCAGTTCCCTGGTACCAATTTCCAGGCGTGTCATAATTATCAAGATGATGCGCCGTAGTTGGCAAAAGCTGGGCGTTCATGTAGTCAAGGACTGACTGCAAGTTCGCGTCCATCTCTGCATTGGTGAGAGGGCTGCCTTTAGCAGCCCGCAATACCATAGTCTTTGCGGGCATGTCCTACTCCTTAGCCGCGAGCAGCCGTCAAGATCCACCGCACGCGCAATTCGGCGTTTGCGTCTTTGGGAATCGTCACGTCCGTCTTCACGCGAGAGAACATGACGCCACCCGAAACGGCCGTAAACAGACCAGCTTCATTGATATTGCCCGTGGCTTCACCTGGCGCAAACGTGGTGTTAACAGTCGTGACAGCTCCTGCACGCGTCGGTGCGGCGTCAAAAGCCTTACGGAAGACAGTGCCGCCCGACGCGAGAGGAATAGGCGTAACCAAAGCCGTTTGACCCGCAGCTGGTGCAGTAGTACCGGAGCCGAGGCCAATGAACGAAAGCTTGCCGGTAGTGGCAGCCAAAAAGATGGAGTCAGATGCAAAATTCAAACCTGCATCCACGATCATGTTCTTTTTGTAGAACAGACGTCCATTGAGTTCAAAATGGACTTCGCCCGTCCAGATAATGCCGGATTTCAACATAATGGTACCTTAGAAGGAAACAGAATACCCGACATAGGCTTCTGCGAAGTAAGAGTCGTCCACGTAATCAGCCGTGGAGATAAAGCCGGATTCGCCAAACACCAGCTGTTCTTCAAGTATTTTAGCGTAAGTAGCCGTTAAACTAACATCCTCAGAGAAAACAATGGTTTCCAAGAAACGCTGCATCAAGCTAAAAGAAACAGTTTCAGTATACTTGAAAGCCTCTTCAAAAGTAGGCCCATAAAACACATTGAAAACTGTTTGTTCGCTGAAGCTGAGAATTTCTTCAGACACCAGGCCATTGCGGTAAATATAATCGTACCGGGTAATGACTGGCGCTTCGGAGGTTTCAAGACTGGCAGTAACAACCCAAGCAAGTCCACCTTCAGGCTGAGCCACCGGCGGTTTGGTAAAGCGGGCCCGCAATTGTGTAGAGCCCATACCGTTAGCAAACGGTGCCTTAAAATACGCAAGACCGTCTGCAATATCAGTGCTCAGGAACGCGTCGAAAGTAGCCTTCTGTGCGTTATCGAACAGCCACTTAACTCGGTATTCAGTGCGTGTACTCGAGAACCGTTTACGCGCATCTTGAACGCCTCCACCCAGCTCATCGCGGTCAACAAGCATACGGTCCGGAGCGCCGTACTCATATGAGTCTTTCTCAGGCTCAGGCAGAGAAGCAGGAAAATCCGGGTAATAAGACCGCGGCCGGCGCGTTGGCGCCGGCAGCATGAATTGGACTTTGGCAGTTACTTTCCAGTGGTTAGAACGCGCCTCAAAAGAGGCACCCGGCGGAGGTCCGCCAACAAACTGGACAATACGCACCGGTTCATTCGGGCCAAACTGCAGCTCAAATTCTTCGTTGCCGCCGTTAAGGTCATATTCAATAAAGCCTTCAAAAAACTTAAGCTGATCCCAGTTAAGCTTCCAGGTAAGGGAAACAGTCTTGGGTTGTGTGGTGTACTTCCGAATAGTGCGGAACTTGCCATCATCCCGCTTAAAGCGGGTGAAGGGGTTTTGTAGTGTCTCCTCATACCCGTCCGTGACGGGTAGAGGAAGAGCATCTGACGGGTAAGGTACTGCCATCTTAACCTCGAGGGGCAGAGTTGAGCCCGAAAGCGTTTTGGGTGGATCGATGCAGCGGGCCGCGGCCCGAAGACATACGACCAGCGAGCTGTTGCTCCAAGTAATCAATAGTGAAGGTGGTCGTGGTGTTACCATCTCCATCTTGCTCTTGCTGAGCGTTCACTTGGACCTTATCCGAGGCGTTGTTGACGACCGTGATAGGCGAATAGATCACAGCTGATCCGCCTCCGCTTTCCAGGCCTTCGCCTGGGCGACGGACATACACTTCTTCGCCAGGGGTAGCCATGAAGCTGACCATCTGACTGTCGACGCCACCCGCGCCCATGACACGGAAGTTGCCTCCAGTAGCGAAGGAGCCGCCCCACTGCGCAGCAGTCATGCTTCCAGCACCGCCTCCGATGCCACCGCCCACGACGTTGACTGAGGACCCGCCGCCGCCGCCGAGCCACCCGCCGATTGCGTTGCCCAAGATACCGGCAATAGGACCCGTGATCGACTGGCGAACAGCCAGACGTACCAGATCTTGCACAATCGAGTCAACCAAGCTGCTGAATTCCAGCTTGCCAGTAGAAACAAACTGGACAAACGCGTCTTCGGCAGATTTGAAGCTGCGAACGATAGTATCAGAAAGTAGCGAGCCCAGGTTAGTGAACTCTTCCGCCAGTTTCATGACACCAAGCTTAACACCGCCCTCCATAGAGCGATCAAGCTCAAGCATGGAGATGCGCATCTCGTTCAGCTTTTTGTTGTACTCTTCAGCATTGATCTTGCCTTGAGACAGCAGCTGGTTCAGAGCATCGTAGTTCTTCTGGAAATCTTCCTGAGGTCCACGAATCTCAGAATACAAGTTGGCTTCGCGCTCGAGAACTTGAATGAACTGGAGCTTACGGTCCAGCATTTCTTTCTCAGTTTGGCCTAGCCCGCCCTTGACCTGACGGTCAAACTGGTTGATTTGGTTCAAGCGCTCACGAGCATCGGCTTCCATTTGGAGGCCGCGCTCTTGTTGCTCCAACAGGTCAATGATGTCGCTGAGCTCCTTCTTACGCCCCTTACCGTTGCCTTTAGAGCTGAAAGGCTCCATAGGACGATTTGAACGAGCGTCCAGGTCCGCTTGCTCACCAACAAATTGGCGACGCTTCTGCGAGTCGTACAAAGATTGCATGTACGCTTGATTGAAGGCTTCATCAGCAGCATTACCTGCTTTGGCAAAGGCGTCGTTATTCTCCGGCAGCAGGGGAATAGGGTTGGTAAGCCTGAAGCCCTTTTGAATAGAGTCATTGGCAGCCGCTTCATACTTGGCACGACGAGCAGCAGCCCACTCACCCAAGCCGAGAGCCCCGAAGATTTTTTCGCTCATGTCCAGGTCCTCTTTCATGGACCGTTGGAGCGAGTTCGCGCCTTCGTTGATGGCCTCCAAGGCGTAGTTGATCGCCGATCGGATAATGTTGCCAAACCAGAGCGGGAAGTTTTCCCACGCAGCCTTGATATAGGCTTGAGCACCATCAAACGTAGCGACCAGACGCTCCAGAACAGAAGCATTCGAGTCAATGACGTTGGTCAAGTCATTCATCTTCTTGCCGAACAACGTGATAGCCGCAACAGAGCCGGCAATCAGCGAGGCCAAAGCAAGAATGGGATGAGCCATAATAATGAGGCTCATACGGGCTAGCAAAGAGTTAACCAAAGCCAACGCGCCTGCCAAAGCAGCTGGCCCCAGAGCAACTGCGAGAACAGTCACACCCTTAGCAAGGCTTTCCAGGTTGGTCGACAGGGTCAGCACGTAGCGAGCAAAGGTCTCGGACCCGTCGATAGCATCGTTCAACGTACCCAGATAGACCATAACACGGTCGCGCAGCACTTGGAAAGCTTGAGAGACTGTTGGAACAGTCTGCTCAAACTGGCCACGCATGTCTTCGGCCCCTTTCAGGATGCCCTGGAAGAGGTCACGCGAGTTGATTTGGCCGTCAGCGATGAGGCGCCGCAACTTGGCGATCGAACCACCCGCTGCGTCGATACCCTTAGCCGCCGCTTGGGCAACTGGGTACAGCCCGGTTATGACCGAGTTGAATTCTTCCAGTTGTACGCGTCCGGAGCCGAATGCCTGGGACAACTGCAATACTGCGCCCGACGTCGTAGCCGCCGAGCCACCCTGAATGGCGATGGCTTGTGCGACAGTTTCGGATACCTTGAACAGCTCATTCGTTGACGCGTTCAACTCGTTTTGTGCCAAGCCCATTCGTTGGAACAGGAGCACGTTGTCTTTCAGAGAAGAACGGGTACTCGCCGAGATATTGGCCAGCCGCTGCAAGACCCCGTTGTAGTCGCCGGTGGCTCCTACCAGGGTCTTGATGCGGTTCTGCATCTCGGTGTAAGTATCGAGGGTCTTGCTCAGCGACTGCAGAGCTTGGAGCGAAACGAAGCCTGCAAGCAGGCGCTCGAGATTCTTAAGGGGATTGAGTGCACCGGTCGCTGCTGTACCGATGTCAGAGATGTTTCGGCTTACCTCGCGCGCTCCGCGCTCAGTTACCTCAACGTGAAGTTCTTCGTTCATCTAGGAGCCTTATGCTTCGCGCAATTGCCCGTGCTTGGACAAGAGCGTTTTCCACAAAGCCAACCGGCGCCTGTGCAGAGTATCCGGCGTTCAGCCGGCCAATATACGGGAGGAGGTTGGAGATGTAGACATTTTGGCCTGCCTGTCTTTGTTCAATCATGGCCAGGGCGAGCGCACGAGCGGCGGGAATATCCGTGAACCCGAACTTAGGAGACGCTGGCATGGTCCCTAATCCCACTTGCCAATTGGACGCTGCCTGTCCTGTGTCAACAGGTGTCCGATTGATGAGTTCTATCACGGTGGCTCGGGCAATCCGCTTCACACCCTCTCGCGAGTTGTGTTCCACTGATTGCCCTATCGAGCGCATCCGCTTACTGAAGTTTGCAAAGCTAACGCTTGTGCTGGGGCGGGTCATTGCTCTTACCTCGATTCTTGGCAGCCTTCGCTTTGATGGCTTTCAAGTATTCTGCATCCATCTTTTGGATGTGGTGGTGCATGATATCCCGCTCTTCCCCGTACACGTGAACCCTGTCGCAATACTCCTCGATTTGCATCCAGGAGATTGCTCCAGGGGCCATGCCTACCGGTCTACCACTGCTGAGACGCTGAAAAGCGAGCCAGTAAAGTTCTAGGCCGGGTTTGAGTTCAGGGGCATTTGCAATTCGGGCTGGAAGAGGTCGCCCTTGTTGCAAGCACTGCTGCCGTATGAACTCAATCTGGTCTGCATCCTGTTCTACACTGTAGACCAGGACTTCGATCAGTTTCCCGCTTCTTCCTGCAGTTCTTCAGCCAGGTACAACTGCTCGTTGTTGGCTTCAGCGTTCAGTGCGTCCGCCAGGTTCGGCATGGCGAAGATCACCGCTTCCACGTTTTCCTTGTTGAAGGGGGCGATCGTGCCGTCGGGCAGCTGGATCGTGTTCGGCAGGAACGTGCCATCTTCGGAGCGAACTTGCCAGTCCTTGATGCACGCTTCGACCAGCAGTTCACGGGCCAGACGCTGCAGAGCGATGACGCCCTGCGAACCTTGACGGCGCATGGCGCGGTGCTTGCGGTCTGCGGCCTTCAGATACGCGGCGTTCGAGCCACCGGCACGCGCCAGAAGCACACGGAACAGGTCATAGTTGATCCAGATGCCTTCCTTCTCCGCGTTGGTGTCGGAAGCAAACTGGGCGTAGGGATTGTTCTTGGTCATGTAAAACTCCTAATCAAGCTGGGTGGTTGAGGGGTTATTCGGTGTCGTAGAGCGCAGCCGCCAGAGGAGGCAAAGCGTCGAAGAAGTTCACGTTCAGGGTGTAGTTGAAGTCATCACCCAGTTTCTTGGCCGTGGCTGCGTCGCCGGTCAGGGGCAGCGTGATCGGTTGATCCAGCTCGACGGCCGGACGGCCATCACCCAGAGCGAGCATCGGGAGGTCAAACATGATAGCTTGGCCATTCTTCATCAGAAGATAATCCAGCGTGATGTCTGCGTTCTCATGCACGGCGCGGATCGCATCCACGTCGGAGAAGTACGCCGTCGCAGAGATGCTCACCTCGAACGTACCGGCCGTGATGTCGAAGTTGCCGACGACACCGAGAGCCTTGTTGCCCGCCAGTTTGTTGTTGATATTCAGCGTGGATTCCAGCAAGAAGCCAAACAGAGGCAACGGTGCCGCGACACCCGTGCGCACACGCGACATAACCACCCGCTTCAGGTCAGTCGACGTGTTGTAGGCGTCTGCGTCGGGCAGCGTCGGGCGAGTGCCAGGCTTCAGGCCGTCCGTCTGGGTACGCAGCTCACCATTGCAAGCCGTGTAGGTGAAGTCGGTCGTGATCTTGTCCGCGGTCGGCATGTTCAGTGCGTACGTGCTCGGCACCGCGCCCGTGACGTATTCAGCTTGTGGCGGATCGAGGCCGTCCAGGGAGCCGAGAGTGCGTTCGAACTGGTACGACGTACGAACGATGTCGGAGCCCGATTCGTTACGCAGCGTTGCCGGGATATAGACCGACAGACCGCCTGCGAGGACTTCAGCTTCCGCCTTTTCGATGCCCTTGTCAAATACCAGAGCACCTGGTACGATCGCACGCACACGCTTGAAGCCGTTGTTGCCGTCTTCCACGAAGCGGCCGGCAGCATCGCCCAGGAACAGCCAGTCGCCAGTGCGGATTTCCGACACAACGTCATCCAGATCATCACTGGCCAGTCGCATCATGCCGTCGACGATCGTGACAGTCGGCGCGGTAACCGTGACCATCGGTGCAGCAGGCCGGTGGATCGCCGCGAACATCATGCCAGGCAACAGGCGCTTTTGTTCAGCGTAGACAAAGTCGAGGCCAAAGCCGACCGACGCTTCCAGGCCGGTGACGATGCCCTTTTGGCGTTGACGCGAGGGGTTGATCGGGTTGCGAGCGACCATGGAGGTCTGCACACCGAAGTCCTTGTAACCGTTCGGTTCCAGGGGGTTCCACACAATGTCGCCCACCACTTCCGGGAGCTGCTTCAAGCATTCCTCTTCAGCGACGCGCAGGCCAACAATGTTGGAGTCAATCTTGTTTACTTGGCAGGTAGCCATGAGTTACCTCTTGATTGAGTAGTCAAATTCCGCAATTGCGTTGAACTGGTGCCACCCATCGGCCGCACCAACCTCGACAGATCGAACATTGCGGAACCAGATACCACCGGCTCCTGCCTTGCCCTCATAAACCTTGACCGCTTGCTCCGCTAAAGCTTCCGCACGAGAGAAACCGCGGTCAGAAAGCGGCGCAAAGCATTGTACAATGATCGTACCCGTACGATTATATCGACGAACGCCATTGAAATTAGCCAACGTTTCTTGGTTGCCAACTACGTGCGTGATTTGCACGCGGCACCAGTCGATATTGCCCTCAGGAACAGTCAGCTTTTCGTCACCGACGAACTGTATTGCTCCAGCTACGATACCCTCATACGCCATGTTGTTCATGATGTTTCGGGCTTCTGCGGTAGAGGTGATCGGCATTATGCCCCCAGGAAGAAACGGAAGAGGATGCTGTTCCCGTTGGGTACAACTTGCTGAACGTGCTTGACCCGCATGTTCTTCCACTGCCCCTCTTTGAAAATGCCAGTCAAAGCACCGAGGAGGTACTCCGTCGGAGGAGAAGGCATAGCGATTGATGGACGAAACTGACTCGAAGCCGCCAGAAGGACGTCTGTGAAGACGACATTGGACGGGATTTGGATATCAGTCAGGTTGGAGAGAACCACGCCGCTGAATTCGACAGTTTCTTGGAGACTGGGACCGATACGCCCAGGCTGGCCAGGAATAGGCGCACCAGGAAAGTCAATCGTCATACGACAAGGCGCTCCGTACTCTTTGATGAGCCGGAGCGCCGTGCGTTCGGCCCAAGCGAGCCGGTGGAGCCTGATGGCCATATCACATCCTCAGAACCCGCAGATGCGCCCAACCCGAGCTTCCTCCTCCTGGGCATTCGTTGCCCTTCAGAAGTGGGAACAGGAGAGCGTCGACTTTGGGATACTGCGGTTGTTGTATGGAGCCGTCAGGCCGGGTAGACAGCTGACGGGGTGTCATATACTGCTCTTCGATCACGTCCACCTTAACTCGGTAGACCGGATAGCCATCCGAGTTCTTGAACAGCTCGAGAAAGTCATCCTGCATTGCGATCAAAGCCAGCTCCATTTGAGCAGTCTTCAGTTCGCGCGGGATGTTGTTCTCGGGGAAAGCAACGCAATCGATGGTGACGCCGCGACGAGGCCATTGCATGGCCTGCGTCGCGAGAGTCTTGGAGCCCTGGTACTCAGCACGCGGGACCAAGTCCAGGTATTGAGCACCCTTGAGCAGAGCAGGCACCACGTCGGCTGGAGTGGCGATTTCGAACCCCATACCTTCTGCGTACGCCAGGAATTCTTCTTCCGTGACGTACGTATTGGAGTTGGACTTCGAAGTACCGTCTTCCAGGACCAACGCGATAGCCATGCTTTACTCCTTGGGCGTGTCAGCCGCCTTGGTCGACTTCTTGGCGGCCACCGGCGCCTTCAGCGTCTTGATTTCAGACTGGGCTGCTTCCAGCTCAGCTTTCAGTTCGCCGACGCGCTTGGTAGCCCGTTCCTTGATGTCCGCGACTTCTTGCTCCAGCTCTTTGACTCGCGCCAGAGCTTTGTCGCGCTCGGTCTCGATGGCACCGACGTCGAAGGTCTCGCCGAAGTCGTCGGTGGTTCCGCTGGCCTCGGCTTCTTGAGCCAGCCGCTTGTCAGTTGCGATCGAGTGCTTCAGCAGGTCGCTGAACTTGGGATTGCCCTTGGAAAGATCGAAGGGCTTGAGTTTTCCTCGCATGTCGGCTCCTTAGGCCGTGACGCTGATGGTTCCGGGAGTCACGACTTCCAGACCAGTGCCAGGCTTCACGATGCCTTCCGTGGTGGCCGTGGCCTTCGGCAATTGGGCCGGCGTTGCCGTGCCACGAATCTTGTCGAAGGTCAGGTTGCCGCCAGAAAAGACGGGACCGCCAGGGAACATTCCGTTGGCGATGTCGATGTCATCCTGCGCTTCCAGCAGGGTGGGGATGCTCGGATTGGTTCCGGGCCAGATCATGTCGGGCATGTCTTTCTCCTTTGCAGAAAAAGGCCCCGGAGCCGAGGCCCCGGGGTAAATCAGCCACCCAGCCGATTAACCGTTGGTGATGAGGAAGCTCATCGGCACCAGCTTGCGCTCGACGACGCGGTCCCAGTTGGCGGCCTTCTGCAGGTCAGCCAGAGTGGCCGACGGAGGCACGGCGCCGTTGGGTTGCGGAGTCAGCGATGCGCTGGTGAAGCTGTGGCCCTTGGGATGCAGAATCCACGTCTTGCGGGTCCACAGGGTTTCTTGGCCGGAACCGTTACCAGCAGCCGCCACGCGATCAACTTCGGTCGGCAGGTTCGGCGTACCGTTGCCGTAGCCGAACATGGCGCCGCCGAACAGGATCGACACGTACTTGAAGCCCGACGTCTCACCGGCGATCACCGGCAGCATGTCGTCGACGATCACACGGCGATCGAGGAAGTAGTGCACCTCGTCGGAACCGTCCGAAGGACGAACCGTGATGATGTCGTCGCTGTCGACCATGCGCTTCATGACCATGGAGTGCACGGCGATGGCGCGCGTGTCTTTCCAGCGGTCGCCCATCGTGAAGATGGCGCCGGACAGGGCCTTGCGCGAGAACAGGTTGGCATCGGTCGCGTTGTTGCCGTCTTCGATGGCGATGTTGTACACCATGTCGCCGCCGTCGTTGGCGATGTTGGCGTTCATGATGCCCAGGGACGAAGCGATCAGGCGACGCTGCCATTGGCCCAGCCAGTACTTGTCGACGCGGGCACGGATGCGGCGCATCGGATTCGAGCCGGCCAGTTCTTGCACCAGGTCCATGGCGGACCAGCCTTGGTTCATGAACGCCTTGCGGACGTCCCATTCCAGGGTACCGATCTTCAGCGGGACGGCCAGCTGCGCCGGGTCGTCGTTGCCGTAGTTGGGCTCTTCATTCAGGTCCAGGTCGCCCCAGGCCGGAATGGTGACCTTGGAGCCGCCTTGGTTGGCGTAGGAGTCGAACAGGTTCGAGTGCACGACGATACCGGACTGGTAGAACGTGTCCAGTTCGGCGGTGTTGACAGCCTGGTAGGAGTCGAAGACTTCCGGGATGACAACGTCGGAAAGGCGTACGGTTGGCATATGAATGCTCCTGATGGGTTGTTAAATGCTGATGCCGTTACTTTTTGATTCGGCCACGGCCCGCTTGAACCCATCAGGGTCTCGGCGGTGCCATTCCATGCGCTCCTCGTCGGAAAGCTCGGAAAACTTCTTATCGCTGGCACCGCCGCGCTGTTGGCCCCCGCGGCTGCCGCCGCCAGAACCCTTGCCTGCAATTATAACGCTAGCGTATTCCTTTTTGCCAGCGATTTCCTTGCGCAGGTCTTCGATGGTCAACGCCGACAGATTGCCAGCATCGTCGATGACCTTGGTCACGTGCTTGCCATCGACCTGTTCCACGCGAAGACGCTTCGCGATGACCGGAGCCAGGAGGTCAGGCGCCGTGCTGATTTCCGCGGCCATGCGTTGAGCCACGCCGGTGACGAGCAGTTCGGTCAGGGACTGGTTCAGCGAGGCGATCGTGCCCTCGTATTCGGCCTTTTGCTTGTCGAACTTGGCGGTCCAGGACTTGTCCAGGGCGTCGACGTCACCGTTCTTGCGGTGGGTGTCGTCGTTGCCCTTTTCGATCTTGGCCGTCAGTTCTTCGACCTTGGCCGTCAGTTCTTGCACGCGGCGCTCGGCGTTGGAACGATGCTCTTCAGCGATGCTCTTCTTCTGAGTCAGGTGGCTCACCTGCTCATCGCGGTCATCGTCGGCCAGCGACAGTTTGTAGCGGCCGTCCGCAGCCGCCTTGTAATAGGCCTTTTGGCTGTCATCGAGGGCTTCGTATTCGGCCTTGCTGAGGTAGAATTTCATGGTCATTCGTCCTTGGGTTTGGTCTGGGTGGTGTTTTGAGATGGATCTTCCGCTCCTTTACGCGGAACACCAATCTCCTTGCTGTCGTCAGGTTCGTAAGCAATGCCTGCCTTACGGAGCTGGCTACGGAGCTCGTTAGTGGTGATCGCGCCGGCCATCCACTCGTTGATGAGAACCTGACGTTCGTTGGGTTCCAACCGCGAGATAGCGAAGTCCGTCGAGATAACCAGCTTCAGGTCCTCAAGGCTGCCACCATGAAACTGGATGGCATAACTGAGGCCCTTGAGGTACGCAGACTGCGTGTTCCGGACACAATTGACCAGAACCGAAGCTTGCGTTGCCTCTTCGAGACGAGCCTCACCGAGAGTTCGTTGAACCTTTCCAGGTTCGGCCAATTTGGCCCCCAAAGCGACGATTTGCTCCCGCTTGTCCTTCATCGCTTCCATCGGGAGCGAGTTAGGCTGAGCCTGGAGAATACCTGCCGATCCTTCCGGAGGCAAGGTAACAATGGCACGAGAGCCGAGGTAGAGTTTGCCGCCCCAAGCTTCTTTGACGTAGTTCTCATCAACGCCCGAAACCCAGACCGTTGGCTGGCCGACGATGAAGCAGGATTCTTCATAGTCCGCCGAGTTGCGGTAGTGGGCGAGATTCACCGATCCAATCGAATGCAGCGGCGGATTGTCCGGCGAGGCATTGTTGTTGTTGGACCCGATGAACTCGAACGGGATGTACGACAATCGGTTACCATTGTAATCGAGTGGTTCGATTGTATCATGCAGGACGATTTCGCCAGCACCTACGTTTTCAGCACCCGTAGGCGCGGCCGGATCATTATCGCGCTTAACACGGCGATAGATGTCGATCCGGTACTTGGGCTCAGGCGTGTCGGCGTCTTCCAGGCGCAGCACGCGCCATTGCTGGCCATAGTTCAGCTCGAAGCCGTCACCCTCAAGCGGGTACTGCTCGGACAGAACCACCAGCGAAAGGCGATTGCGCCCTTTGTAGAAGGTGTGCCGCCAGTTGATGATCGAGAACGGGCTGAAGAGGATCAGCTTGGGGCCGACTTCACCCGCGTCACGTTGCGCTTTCGTGATCGGTTCGTCTTGCGTCGGGTAATCGGTCAGCAAACCAGCTCGTCCGTAAGCCAAAAGGTAGCCCACGGACTGTTCGAGTTGTTCGATCAGGCCAACACCGTCGCCGTCAGCGTCCGAAAGCAGACCTTCCAGGTCTTTTGGCAGCTTGAGGTCAGGATTTTGAGCGAATACCTGGCCTTGAAGCCCCAGAAGAGTGCGCTCCGTGAAGTTCACGAAGACAGCCCGCTGCACATAGGCCTCGTAGCGCTTTTTGTTTTGCTCCGGGTCCTGCTCGTTGTCAGGCATGGGCAAATACTTGACAGTGCGAGCCTTGATGGCTTCTTCACCCTGGAGGATGTCGCGCATCTGCTCCCACTTGGGAAGCATGGCCGTCACCTCAGGGCGAACCGTGTCGACCTTGGGGATGTTGATTTCCGGCCGACGGGCCGGGTCAACTGATACGGTAGTAGCTGCATGTGGCATTTTTAGCTCGCAGTAGAATGTGATGGATGGTGTGCTTCAATCTTGGAGTAGCGACGTCGCGACCGGAGGACCATATAACGGGTTTCATCCCAGAAGTGGTCTTCAGCATCGGAGTTTACGTCATCGGGGTCGTCGTCATCCCGCGGAAGGGTGGGTAACAGTTGAATGAAGGCGTTGCAGTTGTCCATGATGTACATTCCCGGGTTTGGTGCCTGGTGCAGTGCATCATAGAGGAGTTGTCGGGCCAGTTCCAACCCGACTTTGCGGGAGCCTGGAGATTTGTCAGATTCTTCCCAGCGGACCTTCTCCTCAGCCATGATGTCCTCGGTGGAGGTCATACCTGGCTCGACTGACCGGATACTGTTGTCAGCCGGACCAGGGCGAATGAAGGAGTGCCGGGGAACCCATCCTGCTATATGAAGATCTTTCTCCCGTTTGACAATCCCCTTCGCAACGTCTCGGGCAGGCATGAGTAGACCTTTATTGGTTCCAAGATCTTTCGTGCCATACCATTCGGCGATACGGATAAGGGACCCGCGCGGAGGACACCACATTTCCCCGGTGGGTAGCTCCACATTCTCACCGTTTGCGATGGCCCACCAACCGACGGAGAACGGACGACTAGTACCCCAGTCAAAAGCGCGATATACAGGCCAAGTAGCAGGAATTTTAAAGCGCGGAATGACATGGACCTTTGGATCCCACACATCATCGAACGCACCGCCCGACACAATATCCCAATCACCATGAAGCCACGCTCGCAATTCTTGAGGGTTTCGGGCTGCTGCGCGGAGGTTGGATATGTAATCCGGGTCCGCAGCAAGCAGAATCTTGTTCTCCAAGATAGAGCCATGCAGAGCCACGCGCTCCGGCAGCGGATTCCCAGCCTCATCCGTTTCACGCACGATCTTGCCAAACATGTGCGGCAGATGCCAGCGCTTCTTCACCCAGTTATGGCCCGGCCCGTAAGGGTTAGTGGTGGCTCGAATCTTCCGAGGGATATTGGGCTCGGTCGATCGGCAGCACGACATCATGCGGGTGTAGCAGTCGCTGTTGATCCAGTTGCACAGTTCTTCCCAACCGATCCATGGATAGGCGTGGCCGTGGTAGTTCCAGTAGTCTTCCGGATCGTTCATGTACGAGAACTTCAGGGTTTCCCCCGTCGGCCACGTCCACAGCTTCTCCACCTTGTTGTACACGGCCTTAGGCCAAATCAGTGGAAACCATTTCCGGGACTTCTTGATAACGTCGTCCAATTGCGGAAGGGTCTGGCGAAAGAGGATGCCGCGCCACTCAGCTCCGAATCCCTGGCCGATATGCTGGCCAAAGTCCATGAGCAGTGCGTCAGTCTTACCCGGACCGCGCGTGCCCGCATACAGCGTCTCACGCACGGGCGAGGATAGGAACAGTTCCTGGGAGCCCTCTTGGGCCCTCCAGACTTCCTTATACCGTCCGTTCGAGGAGGTGTTTTTGTTGCGGGGCAGCATGCTTTTCCCATTCAACTGCGGTTTGGCCTTGCGGCTGCGTAATCACCAGCACGCCAGGAGTAGTGTTCTCGGCCTGCTGAACCTCGCGGAAGCGGCCCGGGCGATGAGCTTTCAACATCATCTCAAGCAAACGATCCGAGTACTTCCGCACGGACCCGACTTGCTCGCCCATGTACCAGACTGGTTCATCCCAACCTTCCATGGCCCGGCGCCGAGCTTCATACTCCATCGCATCCGTCGCCTGGGTCAGCGCATCGACCCACGCCTCAGCGAAATGTTCATCTTCGGCACGGTAGCGCTCAGCAACTGTCGGGTACTTCCATCCGGCAGCTCGTGCAGCAAGCGTGACGTTGCCATTCATCGCCAGGTTGTCGAGAAACAGTTCCTTCTGTTGGCGCAGCAGGAATGAATCTTCAAATGGCCGGGCTTCGGGCTCAGGTTCGGGCTTGGGTGGCTCTGGTTGATGGACGTGAGGAGTTTCTTCCTCATCATCCTCGTATGTGTAGCTCATGGTCACCGCCTATGATTGTAGATTGGGCTGATTGTGACGCTAAACACAGGGACTGTAAGCCAGCGAAAATGGGTTGTTGCCCAGTTTGGACCTTTGGCTCGTAGAAAATTGGAAAAAATTTTTATTGGGAGCTAGTGCTATGAGGTAGTAAGCCCAGACTGGGACCTCCAGGCCTTGAAGTAACAAAAAATTTTCGCATGGGGTATACCCCAACTGGGACCTCCAGGCCTAGAAGCAGCAAAAAATTTTCGCATGGGGTATACCCCAACTGGGACCTCCAGGCCTAGAAGCAGCAAAAAATTTTCGCGTGGAGGTGCCGCGGCGCGACCGATTGTAACAGGCCCCTAGGGGGCCGTTACGGTTACATGCGCCCCGTTACACGTCGTTACTCTTCTTTCAGCTCCATAATGCGAAGTTCAATCTGGGAGATGAGCCGTTGCATCTCGTCACTGAACCCGAGGTTGTTACAAATGAAGGAGGTAACAGCTTCCAGTTCCATGATGTCGCATTCTCGTTGCTCAGTCATTGCAGTGCTCCAGTTGTTTAGTCAGTATAGATATTGTAGGCCTTCAAGACTGTCTTGTACATAGGAAGAGTGCAAAAGAGTGTAACAGGCCTATGCTTACATTTCGTTACATGTTAGGCGCTTTAAGAGAAGGGGTTTCCCCCTTCTCCTTTTTCATTCTTGGCCTTCGGTCGGAGCTGCCTTCTTAGCGCGCTGGCGAATGGCCGGCATCTTCAGACCGACGTAGCCATGAGCCTCGATGCGGATCTTACCAGCGTACCAGCGCAAGCAGTTCACAGAGGTCTTGGCTTCGGGGAACTTGACCAGGATGTGCTCCAGGACAGTCTCGTAAGGCATGCCCACATCACGACCATCCTGCTGGTCTACCACCTCGCACAGGAGAGCGCAGGCGTAGTCCTTAACAGTCTCGCCACGCTCTTTCTTAGGCTTGGCTGGTTGAGCCACGGGCACGACCACGGAGGCTTCTGGGAGCTTCTGGATCGCCGCTGCGGTTGCCGGTGCTTCTTCCTTTGCCACTTCATCGTCTTCCGGTTTCGGGGCTTCCTGCTTCTCCAGGGCCAGCTTCATGCGCAGGTCGCTGAGCATGTCCTGCAGCTTGCCAGCGCCGACCTTCTTGGGGTTGGCCAGTCGCTTCATGCCCAGGTTGTCGCGGGCTTCTTGAACTTGATTGATGAGGGTTTCGATCGACATGAGATTCTCCAGTTGTTGTCTGTCTGTGTTGCCAGACAGTAAAGATATTATAGGACCGAAAATCGAGGAATGGAGCGGGCCAAAGTGTAAAAGAGTACTACGGATTTCCAGCGCGCGATTTTAACGCAGGTTTTCTGGAAAGTAAGCGCCGGACATGTAACTGAATGCTACTGGAGAAAGGCCAATATTATAGCGCAGTTTGGCCCGTACGTGTTGTTACACGTGTGACGCTTGAAGTTACGTTTGAGCTCAAGTTCTAGGCTATAATCTTTACATACCAACTCACAACGAGAGGACATCATGTCGACCTACACGAAAATGCGCCTGTGCAATGCCTACTCCAACATGCCCAAACTGGTCAAGGATGTGTGGATAGAATATCAAGAGGTGCGAGCCCAGTTGATGACCACTAAGACTGTTCTCCAGCGCATGCCCGAGGACAAGGTCAAAATGGTCTGGGACGCGAAGGAGCAGAGGCATCGCCCCTCTCCTCTGCCCACACTGAAGGACGAGGCTCGGGCCAAGCACACGAGGCTGACGCGCCGTCTGACAGAACTGGCGCAGTACCTCTATGACTTCAAGTACATCGCCCCAGACTTCAATCGGGCCGCGCTTGAGATTGGCCGAGGCTAACACAAAGGGGCTCCAATTGGAGCCTCTTTTTGCGCAACAATTGTAACTGAATGTGAACCGTGTAACCAGGTGTAACCGTTACATCTGGTTGCGTTGCAATTGGCTACATGTACATTTGGTTACATGTTCCCCCACCCACCTCCGAAAAGTGGACCAGTTTTGGGCCAGACCGGACCAGGCCCCAGAAAAGGCGGCGGCGGCGGCGGCGGCGGCGGCGGCGGCGGCGGCGGCGGCGGCGGCGGCGGCGGCGGCGGCGGCGGCGGCGGCGGCGGTGGCGGCGGCGGCGGCGGTGGCGGCGGTCGTAGACGCGATCGGAGGCTTACTACTGATACGCTATCGTCGACGACTCGAAAGCTCGAAGACGATAGCGTATTGCGACGACAGACACTATGATTAACGAAGTCGACAGTGTTCGTCGTAGTCAACCATCTCGTATCGCTTCCAGACACCCCAGCCAGGCAGATCCACCGGCACGCCTTTCGGCACCCAAATGCGGCTCAGCATCGGCATTATGAGCGGCAAGCTCTCTGGGAATATGACTGCACACGATTCAGGCCAGAGGTGCTCGGTGAACACGGTATTGATACCTTGGCGCATCTTAGTCTCGTAGTTCCGAATCTCAGCCGGTATCTTCATGTCGATGTTGATCTTGAACCAAAGCTGCTCATGGTTTCTACGCCGTATAGCAGTGGACATGAGGGACTGCAAGTTCTCGAGCGCCTGTGGCGCCTGTAGCCGCTTGCCAAGGTCCGAGGGGTGCCGTAGGTCCGTCATAGTCCTTGGGGTGTACCTGGGTCGTGTGACATAGAATGGTCCGTCTAGGTGGAACTGGGTTGCGGTTAACAAACCTCTGAGGAGCGGTGCTGCCCTGCTCGGAGGCTTAGGAAGATGTATGGCCAAGGCCTTCATGAGCCACGCCCTCTCGGCAAATTTTAGCAGATAGCATAGCGGATAGTTCTAGCGGATATTTTTAAAGTGTTGATTTTATTGCTTTTTTTCTTAAATTTATCTACTATATCTACTATATCTACTATAAAGTGAGTTAAGTCGAAGAATTTTAAAAAGTCCCAGTTTGGGACATTGTCCATGTTCATGCTGCATGAAGTGC